CTTGCTTAGTCCCGGCGCGCATCACCTCGAAACTTTTCGGAAACCAACCGCGCGGACCCGATTCAGCCCCCGTATACTTATTCACCCGTATACAGTACCGGGTATATACTGCCGCACATAATTCGGCTTTTGTACAGATGTTTATCGTCAGCAAGCGAGAGCATAAAGCCAGTGCTGACGCGGCTTCTCGGCTATCATGCGAACATATCATCGTTCATTTATCGATTGAATATTTCGTTGAACACAAGATTTTGTGTTTTGCGTTCTCATTTCGCTTGTCTTTCGATGCATAAACGATGCATGAGACGGAGGACTATGCGGACCCGATTCGACAAGGAGGGCACCCACCCCCAAGGGCCCCTATCGAGGGGCTGCGTCTCGTGCCAGAAAAATCCGCGCACCAAAAATAACGTTTGGGTTTTGGCGGAAAATAGACGGGAGATTAGCCGCATTACTCTCTGGGCGACTTATCGATCCTTGTCGAAGGCAAATACGGTAATTTCCCGTGAATTTCCCGTTGAAAATCGAAGATGATCGGAGGAAGGTAAATCGTATGATGAAAAAGTCTCCGTTTAGGGACGAGTGGGGCGACTTAAAAGACGGATGGATATTTGTCCGATTCCTTCTCGTTAGCATAGCCCTTGTGGCGGCCGCGGTTGTCATCATGTTGCTTTTAGTATCGTTGGGCATTGCGCCAGAAGAGGCGTCGATATTTTTCTCTGGATTGTTACCTCTCGTCGTGGCACTATCTCTGAGTCGGAGGTAACCGCATGGGCGAATTGAAGTTAGCCTTTTTGATTATCGGCATTCTTGCGGCAGTTGTCTTGCTTGCGATTGGTCTATCGCCTGACGGATGCTTTAACTGTTTTAACTGCTCACGATAAATTACCCGAGGAGGTCGGCCGCATGGACGAAACCGATGCGTTGGTACTGTCGCTTATGGTCGTCGGCATTACGGTACTTGCGATTTTAGCGGGAAATTAGACGATTAGACACCGAAACGACCAAATATATTACCTCGGCTTGAAAATAGATAATTTCCCGTAAATTTACCGTAAATAATCGACGTTAGGAGGTCGGGTATACCATGAGTAAACTAGAGGTAGCTGCGTCAGTACTCATCGGCATTTTTATCATTGCGTTTGCGGCGGTACTCATTTTCGCTATCTGCACGGCAGGCTTATCGCCGGGAGACACCGCATTATTAATCATCGTCTATGCCTTAACTATCTTGTCGGCCATCCGTGGGTTGCGGTGGTTATGATAAATAAAAAAGAGGGCCGAGAGGTAGGCGGCCCAATTCGCTGGGAATGCGTTCTCTACGCCATAAGCTTGGTATCCGGCAAGCCTGCTGTTATAGCTTTCCTCGAGAGAGAGGGCGTAGAGAACGACATCTATATTATGTTCAAGTCTTGAGCGGGTTATGCGATGTTAACGAAAAATCAACGGGAAATTAGCCGTTTTCCTCTCCGATTGACCTAACAGATAACTGGAGCTGAGGGAACTGAGCCATAGGAGCTGAAATAACGATGCATGTCGGGGATTGGGTGTCTTTAGCATACAAAGGGGAAATCACAAGAGGGTTCATTCTTAGGAAGTCAGAGTCAGAGGTGAAGATACAAGTTACGTCAACGTTACATGGGGCTAGGGCTTCGGAGATAATTACAGTTCCGGAGGGGGATACATGGCCGATTGAATACATCCTTAGTCCGGAAGATATACCGGATATGATTGAGCTAGCGTTAATGACAAAAGATAAAGAATGGTTCCAATTTTTGGTTCATGAGTTGGGTTTATGGAGACCTGTGGGTGAGGTCTTTATGAATTGACCGCCCAAAATGGCTGCTGGATGTGGGTAGACTTCAAGTTACCAGTTAAGGAGAAATGCCATTAGGGCGGCATGACTAGTATAACCATAGTTTTCCGTTATTATTAAAAATCGATGATTGGAGGTGATGCCATGGCGTGGACCGGCACCGAGTGGCTAAAACGAGGGAAACGCGAGGAACTCATACGCAAGTACACCGAGCTGATCGACGCTATGGCCGCGAATCAGAACCGGCTTACTGAAAGTGAACTCGCTGAACTTGACGAGTATCTAACGGAGCTTGAGCGGTTGGAGCGTATCCACCGGGGCGAGCGTGATCTGCTCTATTTTGCATGGGAATACTTTTCGGAAACGAGAAACCCGGGCAATCCGGGCAACTGGGATAGCTTCGAACTGGAGGATGTAGCGGATGCACCACAATTTCACAAAGAAATCTGCGATGAAATGAATCGTATCTCGTATGTCAGGAGGAACGGCAAGGTAGCGGTAGCCGCACCGCGATCCCATGCTAAATCAACGTATCTATCAAAGGCGAACCCTTTGCATGAGATCGTCTACCGGCTACGAAAGTATATCATCGTCATCTCGGAGACACCGACAGTTTCCAGCGCGAACCTAGAATGGATCGCGAACCAGCTAAAGCATAACGAGAAACTACGGAAGGACTTTGGTCCGTTGCTCCACCCTAAACAGCAGATGAACCCGAGGGATAATACGTCCGAGTTTGTTGCGTGGGAGCCAATGGAGGATGATAGACAGCATCAAATATGCAAGGTGGAGGCGGCATCAACGGGGCAAGCTCTTCGTGGACGAAATTGGAACGGAGTGCGCCCAGACTTGGTTATCTGCGATGACCTCGAGGATAAGCGGAATACGAACACAGAGCAATTACGGCAAGAACTGTTTGACTGGTTTACGAAGGTTGTCATGCCGTTGGGCGATCCGGCCGGCAAGAAGACTGCAATAATTTATATGGGTACTGTCGTACACGTAGACGCTCTCCTAATCAAGGTCATGAAACGTACTGACTTTAAGACCAAGCGGTACAAGGCGCTTATTGAGGAACCCAACCGGACAGACTTGTGGGAGAAATGCCGATCGATCTATCTCGACCCCGAAAGGCCGGAAGACGAGCGAGCAGAGGCGGCAGAAACCTTTTACCTCGCACACAAAGCCGAAATGGACGAGGGAGCTATAGTACTCTGGCCGGAAGTTCAGCCGCTGTGGAAACTGATGCGTTGGAAGTGGGACAACGGGTCCCGGGCCTTTAATACGGAGTATCAGAACAACCCGATCGACGAAGAAAGCGCAATATTCGTCCCTGAGAAATTCCGCTATTACGACGAGTCCGACATCTACGACCAGTACGGACACATGATCCCGATGGACCTATACGCGTTTTGGGACATTGCGCAAGGCAAGAACAGGCGCAGCGACTACAATGCCATCGTTACGATTGGCCGCTGCCGGCGGACCGGTGTCCTCTACGTCCTTGATGCGTGGGCCCAGAAGTGTCAGGCGCACGTTGCACTGAAAGTGGCGGTAGAAAAGATCATCGAATATGAGCATCGGGTCTTTGCCGTAGAGACTGTCGGTGCCCAGTTTGATATGTACCGTCAGCTCCAAGAGGAGTTATCCCGGCGCAAGATATACCGGACAAGAATCAAATCTTTCTCGTCCAAAACGAAAAAAGAAGAACGCATCGAATCACTAGAACCGCTTATAGAGAGCGGTTTTTTACGTTTTAGCCGGTCGCATCGATTGCTACTTGAGCAGATGGAACAGTTCCCGGGAGGTACCCACGATGACCTGCCGGACGCGCTGGCTGGAGCCGTCGACATTGCAGGCGGAAAGAGACGACGCAAGAAGTCCTATTATAAAAAACCACCGGGACTATAAGGAGGTGAACGAGGCTGAAAGATATATTCGCTGTTGGCGAGTTCTTCCCAACGGAACAAAAGAGGCACAAGAAACGGATCGAACGGTATAAAGAGAACCAGAAACTGTTCAGCGGTAAGCACTATGATGTATTCGAGCGCGTGCATCAGCGGTTGACTCAGTCCCAGCGCGATACGGTATACATTACCGCAAACTTTCCCGGACTCATCTGCAAAAAGTCAGCGGATTTTCTTTTCGGGGAAACGCCGACATTCTCGGCGGGCAACGGAAAGGACCACTCGCCAGAGCAGGAGACGATTGAACGGCTGGTACAAGAGAACCGGCTGCACATCATCAATTACGAGTCAGCGCTGGGTAATGCATACCGAGGTGACGCATTTTACAAAGTCCGTTACAGCCAGCATTATGACGGATTTTTAGACGAATCCATCGATCCGTATCGGGTTATCATCGAGCAGCAAAAAGCTGAATACGTGTTTCCTGAACCGCTGCCGACCAATGAGAACCTGATCTTTGCGTACCATATTGCTTATCCCGTCTTGTTTGAACGCGACGGCAAGGACGACTGGCAACTATTTGTCGAGAGTCATTATCCGGGACTGATTAAATACCGCAAACTCCGTACGGAGCCGATCACGTACGATATGGATAACAAAGTCAAGCAGTGGCGTATATGTGCGGAGATTCCACCAGAAAAGCGAGAAGTAATAACGGGAGTGCCGTTTCCGCTCGTTGTTCACGTCCCGAACTATGGGACTGACGAATCTTGGGAAGGGATCGACGATCTCTCGGAGCATAAGGCTATATTTGACGAGATCGATAATCGGCTGTCTCAAATCGCCAATATCCTCGATAAGCATGCTGACCCAGCGATGGCGGTACCGACCGGCTCACTCGAAGAGGACGATAACGGGCAGCCGATGTTTCACGCCAGCCGTGACAAGGTGTTCGAGGTGGACGAAAAAGACGTCGTACCTAAATACATCACATGGGACGGTCAACTTATGGCCGCGTTTAAAGAGCTCGAAACGCTGCTCGATTTCTTGCTTACAACGGCGGAACTGCCGCCTGTTGCGCTTGGTCGGGATAATTCGGGAACAAGCCATACGTCAGGAGCTGCGGTCAAGTTTCGGATGAATTCGCTGCTTGCTAAGATCAACCGGAAGCGCCAGTACTATGCGGAAGGGCTCGCAAAGGTGTTATACATTGCTCAATTGCTTGAACATGCGCAGTCATCGGTAAAGCCCGGGTATGAGCCTACCGTACCGAAAATCCAGTTTAAAGACGGTCTGCCAGACGATGAACTCGAAATGGCAAACCTGACGAGCATACGGACCGGTGGGAAGCCAACCCTGTCGCAGAAAACAGCCCTGATGAGGCTCGATGACATGACCGAGGAGCAGGCGGAGGCAGAATTGGAGCGTATCCGGCGTGAAGAAAGGGAAGAAATGCCCGTCGATTCTAGTATTTTTAACGAATCCAAAGATGTCGAGGAAAATACCGAATGAGCCGCATACCAGTACCAAGCTATGATTACGACGTCGACAAGCTCGTCAGCGCCTATAAACGGGCGCTCCAGAAAGTCCGCAACGAGCTAAACCGAATGGAACTCGACGGCATGAGGCGGGCTATTGTACTTGTCACAATCCGGGAGATTGAGAGCATCCTATCGGAACTGCTCGATGATGCCGACGACTGGATACAGGAATATATCCCGAAGGCAGCTGCTGGAGGCGTTGCTGAAACGCTCGTTGCCCTCGGTGTCGTAGAGACAGTAGAGGAAGCGTTCAAGGTCGTAAAATTAAGCAAAATCAGCCAAAACATGGTTGCGGCGGCTATTGCCGACACGCAGGCCGATATCCTTGCCGTGACTCAGAACGTAGAACGAAAAGTCCGGTCGGCGATCAAAAAGGCGTATGCGGATTCGCTCCGTGAAAATATGGCCGCAGGAATCAATGGCCGGCGTACGATATCCCGGGATGCGCTCGACAGGATGCGTCAGGAGCTTGGGAAATCGTTGGATTCGGGTATCATTGATGCAGCTGGGCGCAGATGGCGACCCGATACCTATGTCGAGATGCTAACGCGCACCAAGATGATGAATACGTACCGGGAAGCGACAACGATCTCAGCGCTTGAAAGAGATGCGCAGTATGCGGTCATATCAAGGCACGGCGCAACTGACGCATGTAGCAATTGGGAAGGCCGCATTATCAAGCTCACGGCAGAAGCGCCGGGTCCATACCCAACATATGACCAATTGCGCGCGACCAAAGAGATATTTCATCCACATTGCAAGCACACCTTTACGCCTATCCGAAGTGCTAGGCGGTACGAAGATGAAGAAGATGATCCCGACGAGTGATACACGCTCGTCTTTTTCGTATGCCTTACGGAATGGCTTTAAACTTTCGGAAACTATGCACTACGCGGTGCTAAAACGCGGGAGGTAAACAATGGAGAAAATGTATAGACTGCCGTTAAATCTGCAACTATTCGCAGAAGGTGAAGGCGGCGAAGGTGACGGAGAGCAAGCGAAGGAGGTCGAGACATCAAAAACATTTACGCAGGAAGAGCTGGACAAAATCGTAGCCGATCGGCTGGCACGAGAGCGTAAAAAGGCCGACAAGTACAGCGATTACGACGACATCAAGACAAAACTAGCTGAGTATGAAAGGCTTGCCGAGGAAAAACGTCAAGCCGATCTGTCCGAGCAAGAACGATTGGCCGAGGCGGCTAAGAAGCACGAGGAAGAGAAGCAAACGCTGGCGGATGAGTTAGAGAAGATGCGTGGCGAGATCGAGAAAGAACGCATCACCAACGAGTTTATCAAGGCCGCAACCGGCAAAGTAGCATACGTCGACGCTGCGCTGAAACTGGCCGATCTGTCCGGGGTCAAGGTGAAGGACGGAAAGGTAACCGGAATGGACGAGGTAGTCGAAGGGCTCCTGAAAGATAATCCGTTTCTTGCGAATAAGCCGCAGCAGCCGGTTGGCAGCAGTACGAACCCGAGCGGAGATTCCGCACAAGTGGATGCAAAAGACACGAACCCGTTCCAACTGCTCAAAATGGGCTATGGAACAAAAGTATGATAAGGCGCTAGAAAAGCGTCTTTTTATTTTCTAAAAACAAGGAGGATTTTTATTTATGGCACAAACTTTACCCGAAGCTGCGAAGCTATCTACAGACATGCTGCAACGAGGAGTTATTAATCTGTTTGCACGAAATTCCGCGGTATTAGAAATGCTTCCGTTTATGGAGGTTGCGGGCAATAGCTACAGGTATAACCAAGAAGGGGTTCTGCCGGGAATTGGATTCCGGGGAGTAAACGAAGGCTATCAAGAATCTGCTGGTATTGTGAACCAATTGTCCGAGGGAATCGTGATTGCCGGTGGTGACGTGGACGTAGACCGTTTTATCGTCCAAACTCTCGGAAATGTGAACGACCAAAGAGCACTTCAAACGGAAATGAAAACAAAAGCCTTAGCTCTCGCTTGGACGAAGACCTTCTTTAAAGGAGATGTCGCGAAAGACCCTAAATCTTTTGACGGACTCGAAAAACGTCTGACTGGTAAGCAGGTGATAGACGGAAAAGGCGGGGAGCTCACCATCACGATGCTTGACGAATTAATCGATTCCGTAGAAGGCGAACCTGATGTTATCTATTTGTCAAAAGCAATGCGCCGCGAACTGAAAAGGATTATCCAGAGCCATAACGGATATGACGAAGGCAGCTACGATGCATACGGCCGCCCGGTGATGACATACGGCGGTATTCCAATTCGAGTGATTGAGACTGACGCAAGTGGTAGTGAAATCCTCGGCTTTGACGAAGCCGGTGGTACTGCTTCCTTGTATGCTGTAAAGTTTGGTCCTGAACAATATGTATGCGGTCTGCAAAATCAAACAATTTCTGTGCGCGACTTGGGCGAGTTGCAAGAAAAGCCGGTATTCCGTACGCGGATTGAGTGGTACAACGGTCTTGCCGTATTCCACCCACGCGCCGCTGCCCGGTTGTCCGGCGTAATCAAAAAAGATGGAGGTTCGGGGGCATCTAAACCCGCTGCAAAAGCCTCCTAATAAGGAGGTAGGTCGTAATGACCGTAAATATAAACGCTGCTGACGAGTATATCACAGCGAACTGTATAGACGTGCAGGACTGGCTAGAAAGCGATCCGGAGAGGAAAAAACGATTACTAACCGTCTCGGCAGATACGCTTTCTAGGCGGTACCCCCGCCTCACTATACCGGACAATGCGGTATACGAGTTTGCAAATGTGCTTTCCGTCAAGTTTAACGACACTTACAGACACGCATCGAATGGTGTCCAATCCTACTCTGTTACGGGAGTAGCGACGTTTTCCTTTTATCCGATGGAGAAAGATGTCAATCAGATGGTAACGCAGAAGGTCCTCGACATCATCAGCGACGAGAACGATGTGGACTTGCGGCTACGCCGTGTCGGAATGGGGGTGCGGTAAATGCCTCTTATTCCGATGCGGCAAACGCTGCACGTTAAGCGTGGTTCCGGCGAACTGGACAAATGGGGCAATCCGAAGCCGGGCGCATCGGCCGAGTTCAAATGCCGAGCCGACGAAGGACTGTTCGTAACCGACGACATGCAAGCGAGAGTAACCGGGAAATCCGAGGTTGCAAACGTAAAGTTTCTCCTCGATAGGCTCGCAGATATCCGGCCGGATGATCATCTCAAGTACGTAAACGAGCTCGGCAAGAAATACGAAGGCCGCCCGAAAAAGGTCCGTGTCTTGCGGGACATTGGCGGAAAAGCGCTGCTTACGGAGGTGTTGCTATGAGCCTCGACTTTGATATCAGTGATTTTCTGGCGAAGACGCAAGCGAGCATAAGCAGCGTCATGCAAGCCGGAAAGGTCGGAATGCAGGACTCGGTGGACGATTTGGCCCGAATCGCTACCGACATCGCTCCGATCGATAAGGGAACGCTCAGACGAACGGTTGATACGAAAGTGAAAGCATCCAAAGACAGTGTCATCGGGGAAGTGTCGTTCTCGGCCGTTGAAACTTCGAGGCGTGGCCGTTTTAACTATGCGCTCTGGACCCACGAAATGACATACAAACTTGGGGAGCAATCGCAGGCGGCTCCGGGAGTAGACGGATACAGCGTCGGCAACAAATACCTGTCACGACCACTATACGGAGAGCAGTCGAAATACTGGAAATGGGTTGCGGACTCCATTCGGGGGAGGATCGGCCGGTGAAGATACAGGAACTTATCGCGTGGATCGAGCAGAGAGCGCCCGGCACCTACTTTCCGTTTATGTTTCCGACTACGGGGCCGGATGCCTGTTCGGTAGTTACGCTTCAAGCCGGAGGTGCGAAAGATCGTGACACAGGCGTAAGTTTTCCGGCGTTTCAGGTCCTCGTCCGTGGGGCTGCTCGTGACTTCGAAGAGACCGAAGCAAGAGCTTATGCCATCTTTAACACAATAGCTAATCGCAAGGAGCAACAAATAGGAGCCGAATCGGTGGTTGTCATTTACCCGGTCGGCTCCGTTCCTTTTTTCATCGGGATTGACGAGGTCCAAAGGCCTATCTTCTCGATGAATTTTAATCTGATCATACGCCCATAAGGAGGCTAATATATGGCAATTGTAAACGTACCAATGGGGCCGGCAATCGTGGAATATGGTACCGGCGCGGACAAAATCGTATTTGACATCACGAAAGGCGGTATCGTATTTACCGCAAATACGTCGACCAAGGACATTACCCTAGACCAGTACGGCGATGCGCCAGTAAAGTCGATCATCAAAGGCCGGACGGCGAAAGTAACCGTACCATTCGCAGTGCACGATCTCGACCGGCTCGGAAAGGCAATCCCGAATGCGACGCTAATCACGTCAGGTACCGGCGCAACCGCGAAAAAGAAAATCGAAGTCACCGTGTCTGCGGGTTTTGACCTATCTGCTACCGCGAAACCTCTCGTGATTAAGCCGACGGACCCTAACGCGACACCTAACGATTGGGTCACGATTCCACTCGCCGCAGCCGTAACGGACCCGGAGTATACGTACGATAATGACAAAGAAAGGATCGTCAAGGTCGAATTTACCGCGTATGTGGATTTCGACAAGGGCGGTCTTCTTTATATTTTGGGAGACGAAACGGCAAAACCAGAAACGGGCAAGTAAAACAAAACGGGAGGGCGTTGCTCTCCCTCTTTTACTGAACGGAGGTAGACATGCGCGAACTAATCAAAAAAGCGATGCGGCGGACTGACGTTGTCAAGCTCGGCAAGCATCAGGTAAAAATCGCAAAGATTACACCGGCAAAGTGGCGGCCATTGGTCGAGAGTATCCAAGTATTGCCGCAACTGATTGCAAACGTAGCATTTGCACCGCCCGACGATTTCGCCGTCTATGCGCTACAGGCATCTGAGGTGGCGCTTGACGATCTGCTACTCACCGTCTCAATCCTAAGCGGAATTGACGTGGAAGAGCTCGAAAATGAAGCCGGAATTGATGAGATCGTAGACTACATCGTCCATGTATACGAGCACAACAATATTGACGACATAGTAAAAAACGTGAAACGCCTCCTGCCGACACCGGCGGAATAAGCACGGAAACCGATGAAGGCGGAGGCGTCCCGATATATACAATCGATGATTTTCTCCGGGATTGTGCGGTCACGCTCGGGGTCCCGCAGAAGATCGTCGAGGACGAATACTACATCCTCGATCTGCCCGACATACTCGCCAAAACACGGGAATACCGGGCGGCGAAAGAGCTGCGGCGGATGCAAATGCTTTTAGCGGCAAGTGGTCGTCAGCTCCCGGAAGAGGAATACAAACGATATATTACCTCAATGCAAAAGGCGGCCGGCATCAATGAAGCTGACGAAGAACAACGATTTAGCCGCGAGAAAATGGATGAATTACGAGCCTTTACCGACAAGTACATGCGGTAGGGCTCTTTTTTGAAAGGAGCTGAATGCATGGGGGTAGCAGTCGGTGGGGCTGCAAATGGCGGGGAAATCAGGGCCCGCATGATGCTCGATCTAAAGGACTTTTCGCAAAAGATGGAACGTGCGCGAAAAGAAATGAAGGATACGAAAGAAAAGTCGAAGAAAACGAAAGAATCGATAGAGAAGATGGGCAAGGGCGCTGCTGTGGCCGGTGCGGCTATGGTCGGCGGATTTGTTGCTGTTGTCAAGCAAGCGGCGGACTTTGAGCAGCAAATGTCTAAGGTCAAGGCGATCAGTGGAGCAACGGGTGATGACTTTCAGCGCCTCAATGAGACTGCGCGGCACCTCGGGGCGGTCACGAAGTTTACGGCAACACAAGCTGGGGAGGGGATGGAATATCTCGCACTTGCCGGCTGGAAGACAAACGATATTATTTCCGCCATGCCCGGAATGCTGGACCTTGCGGCGGCTGGTGCGCTCGACCTCGGTCGTGCTGCGGATATCGTGTCTGATACCATGCAGGCGTTTGGACTCGATGCGAGCACGGCAACACATGCAGCCGACGTATTTGCCTACGCACAAGCCAACGCAAATACAAACGTTGAGCAAATGGGAGAGGCGATGAAGTACCTCAGTCCGATTGCTCATGCGCTGGGCTGGTCGTTGGAAGAATCTTCGGCGGCTACGATGAGCCTAGCGAACAGCGGATTGAAGGGCTCAATCGCGGGTCAGGCGTTTGCGTCGTCACTTGCTCGTCTGGCGAAACCGACGAAGCGAATGGCCGGCCTCATGAAAAAAACGGGCATGGAGTTTTTTGATGCACAAGGCAAGATGAAAAGTATGCCGGAACTCGTTGCGGAAATAGAAAAAGGAACAAAAGGCATGACTGAGCAGCAACGATCGGCGGCACTATCGGTTCTCTTCGGGGCTGAGGCGTATAAACACTGGGCAATTCTCCTCGACACTGGTTCCGGCAAACTCAAGGATATGACGAAAAATCTACAGAATTGCGACGGAACCGCGGAGCAAATGTCCAAAACAATGATCGATAACCTCTACGGATCAATTGAAATTTTTAAGTCGGGCGTGAGCGAGGTTGCGATCAAACTCGGAAACCACTTTATACCGTCAATCCGCAAGGGCGTTGACGCGCTAACAAAGTTTGTCGAGGGTCTCGGAAAAATCGATCCCAACAAAGTAGAGGTATTCGTCAAGGTTGCCGGTACTGCGGTCGGAATCCTTGCCGTTGCAGGAGCCGTTACCAAGCTAGCAGGGGCGTTTCGTGCTTTAGTGCTGGGGATGGGTCCGATCGGGTGGGTAATTGCGGGGATATCTGCGCTCGGGTCTGCGTTTGTCTGGTATAAAACAGCGTCGGAACAGGCGGCAAAGGTAGATTTAACTCACGCAAAAGAGCTACAAGACAAAGCTAAGACTGTGCGGGATTTAACTACCGAATACGATTCCATGCGCAACCGCATTAAGCTCACGAACCCGGAGCTTATGCTTTATCGGGACTTGATGCGAGATGCGGAGATGAATACCGACCCCGAGAAGATAAAACATTACGCAGAACGTATGGAAGACTTAGAGAAGAAGAGCGGACTTTCGAAGGACGAACTCCAGAAATTTCTAAAAGTCAATGATGACCTGATCCAGCTCCTACCTAATGCAGAAGTTGCTGTAACCAAACATGGCGATGCGATGCTTGAGTCGAGCCAGTCGGCCAAAAAATATGCCGAAGAACTGGACGAAGCAGTCAGGAACGCTCTCCGCCAAGAAACAATCAAGGCGGACACGAACTATAAAAAGCACGCTGAGGAATACAAGGCTGCGATTGATGACGCAAATAAATCGGTAACAAGCCTAAATGATGCGCTGATTAAGAGGGCGGGACTTGAAAGAGACATAAAATTACTGGAAGAGAAACAACAAAAACTGAAGGAGCAGGGTGACGAGTCTGCCGTAAGAACCCATGCCCAAATCATAAAGCGGAAAAAAGATGAACTAAACTTAACTGATAACCTGATCAACAAAGAAAACGAGAAGCTAAAGAAATCAATTGATGCGGTAAAACCAAAGCGTGAAGCACTCGATGCGGATAGAAAAGCGTATGAAGAACTAGTCAAGGCAACATTAGCGCAGGTCGGGCTGAACGGGAAAGCTGAGGAGGGTGTAAAGCAACTCGACGAGAAACTTAAAAAGCTTCAGGACGAGCGGAAACAACTCGATGAAATAAAGAAAAAACAAGGGAAGTTAACCGATTCACAGCAAAAACAACTAGAGAACCTAGACAAAGATATCGAAAAACATAAAAACGTCAAGAGCGAGCTTGAAGGGATCATATCCAAACAAAATACCGTCAATTCGAAAATATCCGAAGCAACCAGCTACGGACAAAACATGACGAAAGTCCTGTCAGAGACTGCGATAAAGAAAATCCAATTTACCGGAAACGGCATAGAGGACGCTAAAGCGCTAAACAGCGAGTTACTAAAGGAGATTCGTAAAAAAGTAATTGTACAGTACGACAATATCCTAGAGGCAACTATGCCGACACAATTTAAGCCGAGTAACGTTAGCCGTCACCAAGGCGGAACGCTCCCGAAACTCCATGCTGGAGGCTCGCCGATGTTTTCCTTCGGCAACGCCCCGAAAGCCCACGAAATAGACGTTCGGCTACTGCGAAACGAAATGATCTTGACTGAAGCGCAGCAGGCGAACCTTTTTGCGCTTATTAAAAACTTCGATTCCATTGCACGAAAAGCTGAGACAACGATTCGTGGAGGGGACGACGAGCCAAGGCACGAGCCAACAACGATACAAATCGGTCAGCTTGTCGTCAGGGAGGAACCTGATATCTACCGGGTTGCTGAAGAGTTAGACCGGATTAAACGACAAAGAGACCGAAGTAAGGGGGTGCGCTAGTGTCCGGATTTACTTTTAACGAAGCTCACTCGTCGGGGTATTTTATCGTCAACCGAGTGGGCAGAACGATACTCCCGAATATATCTCCGAAGCTGCTCACGATCCCAAACAGGCCCGGCGCGTATGATTTCGGAAGCGAGATCGGAATGCGGGAGTTTAGCGTAGACGTCACGATCATACAAACGTCGCCGGGGTTGCTCGTGTCCATGCTGCGTATCATCTCAGACTGGTTATGCACGGAAAAGGCGGCTCCACTTGCCTTTGACGATGAACCCGGCAAGACGTATTACGCCAAGATTTCCGGGGATACACAGATCGATACGCTTGTCTCGATGGGTACCGGTACAATCAAATTCGTCTGCCCGGACCCGTACGCATACGGCACCAGAAAAACGTTGCTACTTCCCGGCCCGTCAAGCGCTGTTACAAACGCAGGGCTAGCCGATACGTATCCGGTTATTACAGCAAAATTTGCAAAATCGACTCCGTATTTTGCCATCGGAAACGGGAAACAAAACGTGATTCTCGGCGCGGCTCCGACGATTAGCAAGCCGACAGTGCCGCAGCAGGAGGTCGTTTTACATGCGGATGGTACAACGTTGGACGGATGGCAGACGGGGAATAGTACGGATGACTTTGACGGGGACAACCGGATCGCCGGTAAGTTTATCGTGTTTGGCGGTTACGCATTAAAAGCTGTGGAATACGGCTCTAAAGACTCTCCAGCTTGGCACGGACCGGCAATACGAAAGGCACTTCCTGAACCGTTACAGGACTTTACGGTAACTGCTATCGTGGAGCAGGATTCGACCGAAAACCATCAGATTGGGCGCGTCGGGTTTAACCTGATCGACCAAAACGGTGCTTGCTTTGGGTTGATGTTTATGAACGATAATAGCCAATCGGTCATGTGCGGCATCTGCCATTGCCGAATTGGGCCAAATGGAGGGGGAGTCGGGTTATATTACGACGAGCCGGGCTGGCATGCGTATACGAATAAATCTATGTATCTGAGCCTATCACGGATTGGCCAAACGTGGACCATGTACGTAACACAAAAAGACTTAAAGACGGGGAAAACGTACTGGGGACTGACGAAAACATGGACCGACGTAGAGGGTAAATTTAACAAGTTTAAGCTTGCTGCGCTCCAACTCGCCGCATATCAGTACCAACTGTACGAGCCGGTATACGGCCAGTTTATCCACTACGCGACGGTGTACAAAGAAAATAAGATTGATCCCGAGAAGCAAACTCCAATCATTGCGGAAAAAGATGATGTGATCGAGATAGACTGTGAAAAGGGCTCCATTACGAAAAACGGAATGCCCGCGTTTTGGCTCCTCGACCCGGCCAGCGACTTTTTCCCGCTCAAGCACGGCCAGAACAACCTTGCGTATACCACGACTGACCCGACGGCTCAGGTAACAGTAGCACATCGTGAAAGGTGGTTGTAGACGTGATATACATTCTCGACAGATTTGCTCGAAATGTTGTGGCGGTCCTGACGAATTCAAGCCCGAAAGCGTGCCCGTACTGGGACGATGCACATACCGAGCAACTCGATACAGGGTACCTAAGTTACTCGTTCCGTTGTCCCGCCGATCATTCGACGGCGGAGTTTTTGCGTGCCGAAAACCACGTCTTGATCCGCGACCTTGACGGCATCTATATCCTGTTTCAGATCAAAACGGTAGAGGATGCGATCGATAACGGCCAGCATACGAAAAGAGTGCAGGCCGAAAACGCAGCAGTCGGCGATCTATACGGTACCATCATTCGCCCGACTGTACAAAACGGTATTACCGCCCGGCAGGCGCTGACCTATGCGCTGCAAGCAAGCGGATGGTTACCGGGCCAAATCGACTGGCAAGGAATCGCGACGTTTGACTGGCAGGACTACCCGACAGCACTCGCAGCCGTCCAAGACATCGGCCGCAAGTTTTCGGGTGAGCTTCGGTTTCGTGTCGAATTTGCGAATGGTGCGGTTGGCAATCGGTACGTCGATCTGACCAAGCGGGGGCGTGTAACAGGTGCCCGCTTTGACTATGGCCGGAATATGCGGGGGATCAAGCGGACAGAGGACAGCTCCGATATGGTTACCGCACTGATTGGCGTGGGCAAGGCCGATGAAAACGGGGTTCGGATGACGTTTACTACGCAAAAATGGGATGAAACCGACGAGCACCCGGCCAAGCCGATTGGGCAGGACTTTATCGCGGACCCAGACGCGTTGCAAAAGTGGGGGCGTGCGGACGGCCGACACATAATCGGTGTTTACGAGGATAACAACGCAGATAATCCACTTGTTCTTATGCGTAACACGTGGGAGGAACTCAAGAAACGGAACAGGCCGCGGCTCACCTACGAACTTGACGCTGTCCTACTCGAATCCCTGACCGGGTATGAGCATACAAAGGTAAGGCTCGGGGATACCATTGTCGTCAAGGACATGAGTTTTGTACCATATTTAGCCGTCGAAGCCCGCGTCATAGAGCTAGTACGCAGCTACGCCGATCCGTCGCAAGACAAGGTGACACTGGGCGAATTTAAGCCTCTCGACATCCAGAGTAACGAGTTAATACGGAGGCTTTCCGATATCATTTCTCGCAATTCCGGGAAGTGGGAGGCAACCGGCGACGGTGAGCAAATTTACAAAGGCCCGACACCTCCCGCCAACCCGGCGAAAGATACCATTTGGCTGGATACTTCGGTGGAGCCGAACGTATTCAGGCGATTTGACGGTAAAGCTTGGGTTGCCGCCAGTCCGACCAAGCCGGACGATATCGGTGCGGAAACGCCGCAAGGCGCGCAGGACAAAGCGAACAAGGTCAAGGACGACGTGGCTAAAGGGAGGATCAGCATTCCTGCGGACTCCTTAAAGGGGATTATGGATGTTGCCCGGACAAAAATCCGGCAAGGCTCGAATATGTACTGGGATTCAGGCGGCCTCGTCATGGTCAATCCAAATAATGCAAACGAGCGTGTGCGGTTGTCTTCCGGAGGCATCGGCGTAAGTACCAACGGCGGGGCATCGTACCAAACGGCCATGACCGGTGCCGGAGTCGTGGCCGAACGGATTGTCGGAAACGTAATCTCGGGCGTAACGCTCTCTGGCGTAAACCTGACCACATCCAAGGACATCCGTGTCGGCAACAGGATTTACCTCGGTACTGCGGGAGGCGGCGAAAAGAGCCTAGTTTTCAACGAGAATCGAGGCGTTGGGATATACGGAGGCGGCGGACAGTATGGCTCGGATATATCCTTGCAGGGAAACGGCCTAAATCTCCGTGTAGATCGCGTGTTTTTTGGACGCAATGCAAAAACGGAGTATACGCAGGACCGGTTCACGCTCCGAAATAACTCGCAGGCATCTGCGGTTTTGAGCTCAAGGCAGCGGCTCAGACCAAAGTCATGGACGAGAGTAAATTTTAACGAAGCGTATGCGGATAACTGGAACGAGTTCAACAGATCGGCAAACCGGTTTGTCGTAGGTATGGGCGGTACGTATCTCGTACAGTTGTCACTCGGGTTCAATCTTGAGGATACACATAACGGGCCGCATCGGGTATCCATGGCCGTATATAAAAACGGAACCGAATACTCTCAAGTATTTTACACCACCTACGCAAATGACGTTTTGATAGCTACGGGTACCTGTATTATATACGGAGCCAAGCGTGGTGATTACATCGAGGGACATGCGTATACCACTAGCCTGAGCGCGTATATCTCGGCAGATTCGAAAATATCTGCAATGAAAATATGGCGGTTGGGGTGAGGAAAATAGAACGATTTAACATAGCTTTGGCTATCACGGGGCTTTTCCCCGAAGCGGATTCATCGCGTGATTTTATCGTAATGGATGACGGGTACGGGAATCAATGGATTGCCGAGTGGCATCTGGACGCTCCGATTCCAACAAAAGAAGAGTTGCGGGAAGGGTACAAAAAATACCTCGAGGCGGAAGCGAAGAAACCAAGGCCGGCGAGCCTAAAGGAACTCCGATTAGAAAAAGACCTCGCAATCGTGGAGATTACTCGGGCGCTGGCGGGAAATACGCGGGATGCATTTACTAAAGAGTCCAGCACCGTTGCTTCGTGGCTCAGGCTGATTAAGCAGGAAATCGTGACAGCCGAGGATGTACCGGAATTTCTCAATCTTCGTGAGGTGGTTTTGCATATTATAGAGGAGGACGGACTGTGGAACGTATAGACACCGCATTAAAAACAGGGGTTGCAAGTGTAGGCGGCCTCACATCTTTTTTGTTTGGGGGCTGGCCGATGTTATTACAAGTGTTACTCGTAATGGTTATCGTGGATTACGCAACCGGCTTAATGGCCGCCGGAACGCAGGGAGGTCTCAAAAGCGAGGTCGGCCTAAAGGGGATTGCCCGCAAAGTATTTATCTTTTTTATCGTGGCCGTTGCGCATCAAATAGACCTAATTCTCGGCAATCAGCATATGATCCGAGACGCTACGCTATTTTTTTACGTAGCTAACGAAATACTGAGCATCATCGAAAACGGCGGCCGGCTCGGCGTACCTCTACCTAATGTAATCAAGCAGGCGGTGGACGTATTAAAAGGAAAAAGCGAAGGGGGAAACAAGAATGAGTAAACTATGCTTAGATTTTGGTCACGGAGGAAAAGATTCTGGTGCTGTTGGGCACGGCATGAAGGAGAAGGATATCGTATTGGACGTCGGGCTAAGAACCCATAAGATATTAACTAACGCCGGGATTGACGTCCTGCTCACGCGTTCGGATGATACCTTCGTTGGGCTATCCGACCGGGCTAGAAAAGCGAACAGCTGGGGCGCAGATTTATTCGTCTCTCTCCATAACAATTCCGGCGGCGGCTACGGGTTCGAATCGTTCGTGTACCTTAAAACGGATAGTAAGACCGATCAATTCCGAGCGACCATCCACAATGAAGTAGCTCCGCTGTTCAGGCGCGATAGAGGCATGAAACAAGCAAACCTAGCTGTATTGCGGGAAACAAGGATGCCCGCGTGTCTGCTGGAACTCGGGTTTATCGATCATGCCGAAGATGCCGCCGACCTAGCGCGGGATGACTTCCGGGATAAGTTGGCCGTGGCTATTGCAAACGGAATCCTGAAAGCATTCGGTACGGGGCCGGTTAGTCATCAGGATGCAGGGCGGCCGGTTGACGCGGGGATTGCCGAGAACGTGATTAATTCGTTTCTGGTCAAAGGACGGTACGATGCCCACGCCGCAGGCAATGCCGAATCCCGCGATTGGATTCGTCTTTGCGAAGATGAGTTACGGGTATCTGCGGGCTTGCACCCGGCAGGACCGGGCAGACCGCTTAATCCGGACATTGCACAAAACGTGATTAATTCGTTTTTGGGGCCGGGTTGGAAGGACGCTGACGAGGCGGGAAATACGGAGTCGCGCGATTGGATTCATTTCTGCGCAAATGAGCTGCGGAAGGCATCGGGGCTGCCAACGGAGGATTGACGGGTTGGGCCCGCAGGCGACGGGGCTTGCGGGTCCTCTTTATTCGCACATCTCCGTATCCTATGTTATTATGGAGACACCAACGCACTTGATGAAAAAGCTTGCGCAAACTTGTGACTTCAGTCGTGAGTAAGCAAGCTTCGGTTGAGGCATAGCTTTAGCTATGTCAATCAACCGACATATATTGAATTAAAATAAACACCCTAACACTTATATAATTGGATTTCGACAGATACATATGTTAAAATTATTTAGAGGTGTTTTTCTATGTCTGAAATCCATTATGGACGTGGTTACGTCTATTCAATTCAGTATCATCTTGTTTGGTGTGTGAAATACCGACACGATGTTCTAATTGGACAAGTAGATACTGATGTTAAAGAGCTACTACAAAAAATTGCTATTGACAACGATGTACAAATCGTTGAGATGGAATCTGACAAAGACCATATCCATTTGCTCATTGAATGTAAACCTCAACACTATATTCCCAGTGTTGTTAAAGCATTCAAAGGTGTATCTGCTAGATTCCTATTCAAGAAACACCCTGAGTTAAAGAAACGACTCTGGGGCGGCCATTTGTGGAATCCTAGCTACTTTGTAGCGACTGTTAGTGAAAATACAGAAGAACAGATCCGTCAATATATCCAAAATCAGAAAAAGAAATGAGGTGAATGCAATGCTACGACACAAAGCCTATAAATTTCGTATCTACCCCAATAAGGAACAAGAAATTCTAATCGTTAAGACGATTGGCTGTTCAAGATTTGTATACAATCATTTCCTTAACCTATGGAACAAGGAGTACTCTGAAACAGGGAAACGGTTGACTTATTCAGTCTGTTCTAAAAATTTAACTGAACTAAAGAAACAACCAGAAACAGCTTGGCTTCGTGAAGTAGATAAATGTTCACTTCAAAACTCTTTACGAAATTTGGCGGATTCTTTTTCTCGATTCTTCAAAAAGCAAAACAATAAACCTCAATTTAAAAGCAAAAAGAATCCTGTACAAAGCTATACAACGCAATTTACAAACAACAATATTGCTATATTAGAAGGGCATATCAAACTTCCTAAACTAGGACCGGTTAAGTTTGCTAAAAGTCAAGAGCCCAAAGGACGTATCCTTAATGCTACAATTCGCAAGAACGCGAGTGGAAAATTCTTCGTATCTATTCTTTGTGAAGAAGAAATATACGTGCTTCCAAAAACGGATTCTGCCATCGGGATTGACTTAGGCATCACAGACTTTGCGATTTTTTCTGATGGTCGTAAGATTGAAAATAATAAATTCACTTCCCAAATGGAAAAGAAACTCAAACGTGAACAACGTAAGTTGTCCAGACGTGCGCTTTTTGCTAAGAAAAACGGTATCAACCTATATGAAGCGAAAAACTATCAAAAACAAAAGCGTAAAGTCGCTCGTTTGCACGAAAAAGTAATGAATCAACGCAATGACTTTCTAAATAAGTTAAGTACAGACATGATCAAAAACCACGATATGATCTGTATGGAGGACTTAAACACAAAAGGGATGTTGCGTAATCATAAACTGGCGAAAAGTATTTCTGACGTATCATGGTCTAGCTTTGTGACGAAATTACATTACAAAGCTGACTGGTACGGTCGTGAAATCATCAAAGTGGATAAGTGGTTTGCATCTAGTCAGATTTGTTCTGAATGCGGACACCAAGACGGCAAGAAATCACTTAACATCCGAGAATGGACTTGTCCTATTTGTCATGCTCATCACGACCGTGATATCAACGCTAGTAAGAATATCCTGAACGAAGGTCTGAGAATACACGCTTTAGCTTAGACTAGGAGAACCGTAGGAACTACGGGGATAGCTTGGTAAATAAGAGAAACCTCTGTTGGTAAAGAAATACGCTAACAAGTATGCTCTCATCCCAAGAATCTCGTGACTTTAGTCATGAGAGGTTCAAACCTTTTACACTTGGTCTATCCCAAAGCTAATAGAGTTGGCTGACGGTGATTTGGAAAGTGTTCGTATCGTATTCTGGTTCGATAATTAGTAAAGAAAGGAGATGAAGTTGAATGAATCAATTACAAGTGTTTAACTTCACCGGAAAAGAAGTTCGCGTGATTATGAAAGACGGTCATCCGTGGTGGGTTGCGAAAGATGTTTGCTCTGTTCTCGATCACTCAGACGTATCCATGGCGGTTAAAAGGTTAGATGAGGACGAAAAGCTGACCCAAACATTGTTTGTATCAGGTCAGAATCGGAACGTTTGGTTTGTAAATGAGCCCGGATTGTATTCTCTCATCTTAACCAGTCGCAAACCCGAATCCAAGAAATTTAAGCGTTGGGTGACACATGAAGTGCTACCGGCAATCCGCCAAACCGGAATATACTCGCTGTCAGCCGCCCCTTCGTATATGATCGATGATCCGATAAAACGGGCGGAGCAGTGGATACGGGAGTACAAAGAAAAGCAGGAGGCCCAAACGAAAGCCCTCATGCTTGAACAACGGGTGGCCGAATACGAGCCGAAAATCACGTACCTTGACCGCATCCTCCAATCTAAGGGAACGGTGACCATTACGCAGATTGCCAAAGACTACGAAATGAGCGGGCAGGCGCTGAACCAGATTCTACACGAGGAACGGGTGCAGTATAAGCAAAACGGGCAATGGCTTCTATACCGCGAGCACCACGACAAGGGGTATACCAAGTCCGAAACCATCGATATCAGGCGAAGAAATGGCGATCAGGATGTCACCATGAATACGAGGTGGACGCAGAAGGGCCGCCTATTCATCCATGAGATATTGAAGCGACGCGGTATAGTGCCGGTGATGGATCGGGAAAAGAAAGGAGTAATCGCATGAGTCGATGGCAAAGGTTAGCGGAAATGGACCTTATAAATTTGTTTCCGTATATAGTCGGCAGGATCGAGGGCATCGTCGAATCACCACTAGCCGACGATAACACTAAAATTAACGAAGTTAAAAAGATTTTACTCGCTCTTAACGAAGAACTAAACGGGAGGGATACCGAGTGAACCTATCGAAAATGCTCCGGGAATCCGCCGGAAAGACATCCGGTGTAGTCTACGCAACCGGCGTAATGAAAGGCCGCGAAGTACTACGCATGGTCGCGGACTGCCGGGCGCAGGAGACGATTCGAGTAACGACAGCCCGAATCCTCAGCGAAGGGAGTTGTTTCGATTGAGCAGTAAGCAACGTGCAGCAGAAGAGTTGTCCCGGATTTGGGATTTACACGGCGAGCTGGACATTCGGCTGTACAAATTGTGTGACGAGGGCATGTTGTTACACGAGGTGGCTTCGGCTGAGTATAGCAGGGTGAGCAATCCGGGGCTAAAACGATTCTATCACCGCATCATTTCACGAAAAAATGGTTACAAGATGACGAGAACGGATGAAATGCGGGAAATGGTACGGGAGGCACGCGAAAAGTACGAGGAGGCGCTTGAACTCGTCGACGTGCTGAGTAGTATTGAGCTTTACTGAGGAGGTGATAACCCAATGTCGGTCGAAATTTACATCAAGTTTTACGTAGACGCAGTCCGCTCAGGCATGGTCGCAGACATGGGCGCTGAGCGGTTGCAGACGCTGCTGGTTATCGCATCTTTCATGAACGAAAAGGGCGAGTGCTATCCGACTCAGTGGCAGATAGCCAAAGCGTTAGGGGTGGCACGGGAAACGGCTAACCGAAGAGTTACGAGGCTTGCGAAATATCGATGGGAAGGGAAGCCGCTAATCGAACTGAGGAAGATAAGGAACGACATAGGGGAGTGGGTTAAGACTGTTTATAAAATCCTCCCCGTCAGTAACGTTTCAATTTTCAAATAAGACGGCTATGTGACAGGAACATCACACGGCTCTCGTCACACGGCAAACGTCACACTAAGAAGAACTAATAATAACAAGAACTATATTAACTAGAACCATAAACATTACGCTGCTTCACTTCGTTCCTTGCGGTCGATGCCAAAATATATATCTAAACATATATTGGAGCGTCGATCTGAGAAGAACCTGAAGGGTTATTCGAAGAAGGCAAAACAAACGGACGCGACGGGCGGACTAAAGGAGGCGAACGGTTTGGACGATATCTGGGACATAGACGATTGGGTAGAGGAAGCGGCTAGACACGAGGTTTACTCGTTTTCTCCTAAGGATGTTGCGGCTGCTACAATGCTTCCGTTGCATGTGATTTTTAAAAGACTACTTGAACTTGTCAACCGTGGAAAAGTCACCTCACATTTCGAAGTACGCTGCCCAATCTGTTCTTCAGTGACACCCGTAGACCTCGAGGTACTGGCCGCTGACCCGACATGTGCATGTGGTGACCACGACGAATACGAAGTTACTCCCGAGTTAATTTACGTGTTTTTTAAAATCAGACCCGAGTATATCAAATGGGTTCAAAAACGGAACGAAAATCACCGAGGAATTAGACGATTTACTCGCCGGTAGTATTATCCGTCCACCTCGTTACGAAAATCGATAATTTCCCGAAAGGAGACCGTTAAAATGGCGAGCAAAAAGATTGATATCCGTCTGACCGAAAACTTCCGTCTTCGTGCGGACGATCGAAACTTTATCATTATGGAACGAAGATTCACCGATCCAACACGTTCCCCGAACTGGGAGGGCCTTAAGAAGAACGGAAAGTCGCCCGAGCCGCGGGAGACGTGGCGGGATTCCGGGTATTATCCGCTAAGTCCAACGGGTTTGACTACTGCGATACATGCGGTGGGGTTGCGAGAAGTTAGCAATAACGGTTCCGAGATCACTAGCCTAACTGAACTGCTCGACGAGTACAAACGGAATGTTCAAGAAATCTGTGGATTCTTAGATGCCCGTCTGCCGGAGGTGGAAGTCCGATATGCCCGGAAAGATTAAATCAGATGACTGGCGGAACCTCCCAATTGATAAATGGAACGTCCGCACCGTCCACGCTTATTTTGCCGACATGAACCGAGAACTGTTTGGCGCAGAGGTATACGTACCTATGCGAAACTGGAAGTTTGAGCAAGGCGTCATCAAGCGGAATCTGACTCTCTACGGGCCGGAAGTGCTGCGGAAGGTATTCGATCGGGCATTCTGTGAGTACCGGCCATCCCGGCAGTACCCGATCCTGACAGCAGGGTTTGTACTATCGTATATGGCAAGCCGGATACTCCCGCAGGTGCTTGCGGAGGAGAAGCGGGTAGAGAAAGCGCAAGAGGTGCCGGATGTATCAGAACTGACAAGCTGGTTGTAGAAGGGGGACGGCGATTGTATGAAAACTAAGGCCTTTATCGTGGATGCTCGGGAATTTAAAATCGGCTTTTGCAAAGGCGGAGTATGGACCTCCTTGCCGATGCCAGACGATGAGCTAACGAATTTCATGGAGCGTCTACGAGAGATGGAAATATTCGATCCGATAGTGATGGTTTACGATGCTTCCGCCCTTTACAAAAAACCGATAAAAACGCTTTGGACGGAGGACAACCGGCTTGGATTAGTCGAGCTAAACCGTTTGCTACTCGAATTAGGAGGAGGGTGATCGTAAATTGTCTCATTCTAAACGTTGCATCTTGCGTCAACACTGTAAGGCCGCAGATACCGACTCGTGTAACCGAATGTGTTCTTACTACGTCGGGCTTCATGGTCATAATGGCTTAGGCGGCCGGTACGGAGCAACGAATATACCAACGGAATACCAATTCATTACGCTTGCCTCGTCTCCGTCCCGCGAAGGTCAGGCGAAGATATACGATTTTCTGACGAGTTACGTAGGCACCTTTCCCCGTCAGTTTGAGACTGATGCCGAGCCGATCAAGTCGCTGTATCTGCGCTCCCATACGACAGGAACCGGAAAGACGACGACAGCCTGCGCAATCGCAACGGAGTACCTTATCTGTCACTACATCGGGAGCCTCCGTAGGGGACGGCAACCGCTGGAAAGGCCGGTCTATTTCCTCGACGTTAACTCTTGGCAAAACGACTACAACGAGTTCAACCGGAGGAATATACCGGAACACATCGGAGAGGCCGCATCTGCTCGGTATTACGCCGCTCAAAAGCACGCAATGGAGGTGCCTTTTGTTGTCCTAGATGATATCGGAGTCCGGGACTCCACGGAGGCATTCCGCGGGGACCTCCACCGGCTGATCAATACGAGAGTAACGGCCGGCCTTCCGACTGTATATACGTCCAATATTCCGCTGGCCGATCTAAACGAGGTATTCCGGGAGCCATCCCCGCGGCTTGTTGACCGCATAAGGGATAGATGTGCTGAGCTTGTATTCACTGGCGAAAGCAAAAGGGGGTTAAGACGGTGAGCGATCACGGACAGATTTTACTGTCTAAAGTAGTCGACGACAACAATGTAAAGGCGTTTACGAAGTACGGAATCAGTCGCGACCATTTTGCCACAAAGGAGGAGAAAGAAGCGTTTGACTTTATCCTCGGTTATGCAGAAGAAAACGAGGGTAATGCGCCAAGTTATGCGGTGTATGTAGACCAATGCCGGGATATCGCATATGTGCCTGACGTGTCGGATAGTTACGAATATTTGGCGCGTCAGCTCAAGGACCAAGCGGGCAAAAAGCTGATCGCCAAGTTGTTTACGCCCGAAAAAGGCAAGCGACACTCTCCGTTAGAGGAAAATTACGCCGCGCTATCTTTTTCCGAGTTTAGTGAATGGCTCACGGGCGAACTCGGCCGCATGCAGGAGACCCTTAGCGTCGGAACCGGCACGAAGATCGGCCGTACGCTGGACGAAATGTCCGCGGACTTTCTACGGGAATATAAGCGAAGAGAAGCCGGTAAATCGTTCCGGCTATGGAAAACCCCTTTTGAGGCGTTAGATCGGGAAATTGGCGGGTTTTACAGCGGGGATATCTACGGGATTATGGCGGAGTCTGGCCGGGGGAAGACCTATCTACTCATCGCCATTGTAGATAGGTTGCTCAGGCAGGGCGCGAGTGTCCTCGTCAAGTCCTATGAAGTCAAGGAATACGTTTGGCTGGCCCGGCTTATCTCGGTGGCAACTGCGGTTGATGGACTCTTTAAAGACGAGGAGACGCAGACACCGCTGGGGATTCCGAACAAGGCGATATTGTCCGGTAAGCTGGAGGACTTCGTGCGGGAGAACTTTGAGGATGTCGTATCCAAGCTCGCGGACTATTACCCCGGTAAGCTCTACTTTCAGGGGAAAGGCGGCTCCGAATTAACTCGTACGCTTGATGATCTAGAACGAGAACTGCAAACAACAAAAGTCGATGCTGTAATTATTGATCCGTTTTACGGTCTGTCCGATGTGTACGGACGAAACGCAAACAAAACCTCAGGGGGTGCGGCTGAGTATGCGGCTACCAGATTCGAACAGATCGTTGGGGAAAATGATGTCGTCGGGTTTTACAGCGTGCAGGCTACCGTCGAGGAGAAAAAACAAGACGATGAAGATCGAAGGGAGCTAAAGACCCCAAAGCGCAAACAGGTCAAGACGACCACGCGACTTTTAGACATTGCAACGGTTTTGCTCGGGTTCGACTCGATCGAAAAAGAGGGTATAGCTGCTCTGAGCATCGAGAAGGGCCGCAATGGAGGCGAGGACTTCCGGCTGGACATCGTGGCACTACTAGATTACGGAGTTCTGCGGGAGTTTCCCAAAGCCGAGCAAGCAGCGGAGCAGTTTACCGGAGTTTTCTAGGGGGTATCGGACATGTATATCGACGTACTATACGAACTGGAACAATATGACTGGCAAAACGTCCGGCCAGCAGTCGATAGCTTTATCGCAAGTTCGCCGTTTCGCACGGATGATGATACTCCGTCATTCTTCGTAGACCTTCGGGAGGACTCCGATTATTACGGTTGCTGGCATGACTTTGGCGGCACTGACCCGGAATGGACCAGCGGGAATTTTACGAAGTTACTCTCGTATCTTATGGACGTGAGCTACGGGGAAGCCGCAGAGTATTTGCGTCACAAATACGGAAATGACGCAAAGCAAGATACACCTACTCTTAGACGCGTCAGACTTTCGCCAGAAGAACCGAGAAAGCCGGTACTCCACGTCAGTCTACTTGAGGAATACCGCCATGACCATCCGTATTTAGCCTCCCGTTGTATCTCCGCAGATGTCCAACGGGAAATGCAGACGGGGTACTGTCAACGTAAAAATGCCGTTACCATTCCGTGGTTTGGTCCAAACGGGCAGTTACTCAATATTAAGTACCGCAGCGTATTCGGCAAGAAATTCTGGTACGCAAAAGGCGGCCGTCCCATTAAGGACATCGTATACGGCATCGACTATATCTACCGGTATCGTTGCCGGCGGGCTGCGATCGTGGAGGCCGAGATCGATGCGCTAACGCTCATGAGTGCGGGCGTTCCTGCGGTTGCTGCCGGCTGTGGGACTTTTAACAAGGGGAAAGCGGACGTGATACGTAGGAGCCCAATTGAGGAGATCGTAATTATGGCTGACCATGACGACGTTGGGCAGGCGCTTAAGCGAGAGGTTATTCGAATGCTAGGCGGGGGTTTGCGAGTCGGAGTTGGGGGATTTCCCATACGATATAAGGACGTGAACGAGGCGGCTCAGGCTGAGGGATTGCGGAAATTAAGGGAATATTTCGAGAGAAGAAAATTATTTAAAAAACTTTTTAATTAATGTTACACATTCGCAAGTTACTGTGAGTTATATAGTGTAACGGAAAAACGAGGTGGAAAATGCCTAGAAGCAAACAGTTAAACAATTTAGCATTAAAAGCTAAGTTTGGGTGTAAAGCTTCTTTATGGGAATTCAGGTCAGTTTTTATCGATAAAATACACGAGATGTCAAATAAGAATTGGTACAGAATACGCAGTGAGGAAAGATTCGAGGAGTCTTGTTTTTCTCGTATTGATTATGTAGTAAGAACGTTCAGCCCAGAAAAAGGCGATGTATATAAATTGGTAATGTGGAATTTAAGAGAGTTATTAAAACAACATAGAAAGAGATTTAGTGCAAAGCCGAAGGTTCTGTATATGTCAAACACAGTTGGTGAGTCGGGTGCAGAACTTGGCACCCAAATAATAGATGATTCGGCTTCGGCAATTATTGATGAAAAATTGATGGTAAATGAGAAAATCGCCCTCTTAGCGAAGGGCGATCCTCGAAAGGAGATGATATTAAAGCTATGGGCATGCGGTATTAATGAGACAAAACATATCGCAAGGGTGCTCGCCAAAAATTGCGGAGGTAATATTTCATCACACCGCATTTACACCCATCGCTTTAGGGCAAGATGTCGAAAGGCACTTGCGTAAATATCAGTTCATTGTAATTATATTCCATATTATAAGATTTGTCAACGTTTGAGGTGATATTTCGGATGATGGACGTAATTATTACGCCTCACGCACGATACAGGGCGGTAAAAAGGTTAATGATTAATCGCGAACTAGCCGATGATTGGATACGATCCAGCGTTAAGAGAGCGAAGTACATTGCGGATGTGGTTTCGGAAAAAGGGAATCCCGGTAAGCTTTATGCACACGAAAAAGTAACGTTTGTTTTATCTAAGGACGAACGTGCTGTTCTTACGCTTTATCAGGACTGTAATCCTGCGTCGGCAATCCGTCAAAAAGTAGAATCTGTGACGCAAAAAGAACTACGCAAAGTAGAACGAAAAGAACGAAAGTGTCAACGAGAAGCTAAAATAGCCAAACTCGAATTGGCCGTCGAGCGAGCCGCGTGCTTGCTCCGGGCCGAAAAGACTCGTAGTGAGTCTGTGAAACTTGCGATGGCTGCCCGGGTGGCCGCGATTGACCAGTATTTCGAACAACTCGATCAGGACATTGCGGAGGTTCAGGCTGAAAAGCGCCGCGTGGCCAAGGCCGTTGCTGCCTACATGATATAGTTTGCGTTTCAGCCGCTGGGCATCTCGGCAGGTGCCCGGTTGCGGACGCGCAAACGTCCGAAAATAACATAAAGGAGCGATTGAATGGGAGTACGTGAATGGCTTAAAGAGCGTGAAGAAGAACGCAAGAAACGGGCTAACGGCGGCAACGACGGCCTGCCGGAAGGTGTAACAAGGTATGTACGTCTTGGTTCTGAGCTGGCTGACGGCAAGGTGTTTGCGTTGCTTGCCGGTCCTGACGATTGGTATTTCTATCACGTCCACGAAGACGGGGATTTTGCAACACGAACAACTTTCGTTAAAAAGCATACGTGCCTGCACTCCCCGAAAGATGTCGGAGCAGACCCCGCCGAGTTTGCGAAAAGAAACCCGAGTGTTTGTCTGTCGTGTTGGGCCAATGCTAAACGTAAATTGTACTTTATGGTCCCGGTCTATGACTTCGAGTATAGGACGTGGCGAATCCTCGACCTTAAGGAATTCCATGCGATGAACCTAATCGATGACTACGACAAGCTCGAAAAGGCTGCTAAGAAGTTTGCGAAGGATTATACACTCGTAGGTGATGTCGTATTAATCCAAAAAACATCCGATGGCAAATCCTATTCGTTGACTTCAGCGGAGATCGACGAGACGAAACTTGAGGAAGCGCGGAAGCTGGTCGGAACAGATGAGATAAAGTATGCGGAATTAGCAAATTTCCGGGATGAAGAAGACATTCGGAAAATCCTTGAAGAGGCTGACGATAGCAAGGTCGACAAGTCCGTATTAGGTGTCGCTGAGCCTGACGATGTTGACCCGAAGTTTTAGGATGTTGGATTTTTTGAAACTTTACGTAGCGGCGTTCGTTCTCACATTCTTAATGTTGTCCTTGTTTTTTGGGTTTTTCCTAGCTATTTCTTTCGGGATTTGGAAGATAGCTGCCATAGCAGTAGTAGCAGTTATTGCTCACAAAGCAGAAAAAATTGAAAGGAAGTGTCGTTGAATGGAATTTATTAACCTCACACCTCACGCAGTACACATTATGCCGCTCGGACCTGAAGGACATGTCCGCACAATCCCGTCATCTGGCGAGGTGCGCGTAGCTACCGAACGGGAGGATGTCGCATACCTTAGCGGAATCCCAATCAACCGCACGTATTTCGGCAAAGTCGAGGGACTCCCGGAAAAGCAAAAGGACACGATGTATATTGTATCATCAATTGCGGCACAGGCTGCGCCGGACAGGAGGGATTTACTAGTACCCGATGATCCTGTACGGGATGAAGAGGGGCGTGTTATTGGGTGCCGCGCACTGGCATTTATCGGAGGAGGAAACGCGGAATGAACTTTCGGGAAATGTGGGAAGCCGCCCTGTTTGCAACAGTTGTTGGAGGTACGATGATGGCTATATCTGCCGCTTGGATACTGTTGCTATCTTGGCTTAAGGTAGTTATATCCTAACAAAAAGCAATAAGGAGGCGATAATAACTTGGCGCATTACAGCGAACAACGGGGAAAGGCATCACAGTTAGCCGCAAAACTCGCGCTAGTCTCATCCGGCTGGGTCGTGGCCGAGCCGGAAACAGAAGAGCCGTATGACCTCATCGGGCGCGATCCGGTGAACGGCGAGTGGTATACGTTTCAAGTCAAGACGATTCGCAAGCGGTACGACCGCGGGGGCGATCTCGTCGTCTACGCAAAAAAGAATAATGGCGAACCCTATTCGAAGTCCGACGCTGACTATATCGTTGGCGTACTGGGGGAAGAAGACGAGTCGCCGCGCGTGTTTTACTTTGAGAACCGCGGGATCGGTGAGTACTGGGCGTCAGAAGCATGGGCAGCAGCACGCTGGCAAGAGTTGCCGTTGTCCTTTGACCGGGAGCTGGTCGCGTGCCCGAGCTAGATCGGTTTGACTACGACGGATCAGAGCCGGATGTCGTAGCAACTTGCGCGAGCTGTGACGGAGAGGTATACGAGGGGGACGACGTGGTACTAACGACAGAGGGCGACATCGTACATGAGGAGTGCTTTGCGGCATTTGCACGGGACACTTACCGAAGTGTTAGCGGCACGATTGACGCCAATGGGCGGATAATTTGAGGAGGGCTGTGTGAATGAGTAAACGGGCAAGCCAAGCGGAGGCTCTTCGGTATTTACTTGACAAACGCAAAGCCGAGGTCGCCGAGCTAGAAAAGAAACTAGAAGAGGCCAGCCGACTAAAGGTCGGTGATTACGCGAAAATCATAGAATTAACCCCCGAAGGTTCTTCCTATGGGGCTGCTGTCGGAGATATTGTACAGGTAATCCGTGCTGATTATGGCCATCTACCCCATAAATGTATTAAATGTGGGGGACCTGATAGATATGAATATTGGTTTTACCCCGAACATCTAGAACGAGCCACAGACGAAGAAGTAGCAGCGGCAGCCAAGCAGGAAGAAAAGTGGGCGAAGATCGGACGTAAGGCTAACGAGTTTAAGGTCGGGGACATCGTACGATATGAATATAACTCGAAAAATAATAACGCGATAGGAAGGAGTGGATTTTCCGGAATTCTCGCGGAGATCGACGATACTGGGCTTGGTTCTAAGCGTAAGATTGACCTTGTACATCTGGTAAAACCATCGTTTGTAGACGATGATCACGACACTTGGGCGAGGCTTGGGGACGTTGCCCTCGTTGTGCCCGTCGAAAACCGCATTGACCAATAGGGGGCGATAACCACGAAATTTAAACTTACGCTAAACACGCGTTCCCCGACGGACACGTCCCGAATAAAAGAGGCGGTGCAAAAACGCAAAGCCGCTGGGGTCGCTGAAACACCCGAAGAAGCATTCGAACGAATCGGCGCGATGGCCCTTACGCCCAAGCAACGTATGCAATTTGATGCCGCACTTGCCGCATTCAGGTCCGGAGAGATAGGCAGTCTTCGGGCCGACGGCAAACGGTGGACCAAAGGCGACGTGCTTGCGGCGGGGGCACGGATTTTGCAAAAGCGTAAGGAGGCCGAGCGAGGGCAACGGATATCCGAAGTTCTTGCGTCCAAGCCGGAGAATTTCCACATCCTCACGCATGATTCGGAGTTACCTGCGTTTGTTGAGCGGCTTCGAACGGAGTGTAAACGGCAGATGACGGAATGGGCTGGAAAATACGACTTTCTCGGCGTGAAATCGATGACAGCAGGCGACTTTGAAGGCACCGGGGTTGACTCGTATATAGACCTAAGCATTGGGTTTTCGATATGGCTGCCGTTGCTGGGCGAGGGCTACTACCTTCCTTACGGGCATGTTGACATGCGGGGAGTCGAGGGCTTCGAGTTTTTAAACGATACATTTGCGTACAAAGACAGCGGTCCTCAGCTCACACGGTCAAAAGTGCTGGACGCAATCAGGCCGTATCTAGCGCAGCCAACCCACGGCAAAACGTTTCATATGGGCAGCGCACGTTATGACTTACACGTCGCACGAAACGATGGATACGAAATCCGCGGCTGTGTCTGGGATACGTTGGATGCGATGCACCTGCTCAATGAGCATGAAGAGTCATACGGACTCAAAAAACTAGTCGAAAAGTACGGAAAGTATTTCGGCATCCTCGGTCCCATATACACATTTGAGGATATGTTCGGAAACGGCTCGCCGGCTCCCTTTAGTGTTGAACTCGTTGGCATATACGCAATCAAGGACGTGCTGTACGGATGGAAGCTCTTCGAGTGGCAGGTAGAAATGATGCGGAAGTCTCCCGGCCGCCTGCTCGAATGCTACGCGAAAATTGACTCGAAGTTGCCCGAAGTTGACGTATTCATGGCGAGATGCGGCTTTGAGATCGATCTGGGCGGACTCAAGGAGCTGGAGGCGGAGTTCGTGCCGGCGCTTGAGCAGGCAAAACGCGATGTAATAGAGACTTACGGCATTGACGATGAGTTTGTCCGCAAGATGGACCGCACGCTCAGCGTAACGAAAATAAATAAGTGGATCGAGGCGCAGAGAGCACGAATTAAACGGTGGGAGGACAGTGTCAGAAGGCAGCAAAAGATCGTAAATGAGTGCGAGACTGCGGGAAAAACGGGGTTGAAGAAGTACCGGGATGCGAAGGAGAAGCTTCGGAAACTTTACGCAGAAAAGCCGGTCCCTGCCGATGAAGAACACGCGCCAAGATACGTTACCGAGTTTTCGATCACGAACGGTAACCATCTCAAGTATCTGATTTACGACCACCTTGGCATTATAGACGTAACCCCTAAGTTTTATCGTGGCAAAGAGCGGTCAACTGCGTCAGATGTTATGGAAGAGTATTACGAGACGGAAACTGCACTTAAGCCGCTAGCTACCGTGGCAACCTACGAAAAATTGCTGAATACCTATATCCGTAAAATACCTCATGCGCTTGAGGCAGACGGACGGTTGCATACGGAGTTTAAAGCTGGAGGCACGAGGACAGGGCGGTATAGTAGTTCTGGCTATGAGGGGAGGCCAATTGACATACTGGATGAGTTTAAGGAGGGGTAAAGTGTATTATACCTATGATCAAAACAACTCCGGCGGGTCTTTTACCATCGATGACTCCGTCTGCGAGGTTGTAATCATCGAAGCTGACACCGCAGAGCAGGCTAACGCCAAGACTGAGACGATTGGTATCTATTTTGACGGAGTTGACAAGGGGATTGACTGCCCGTGTTGCGGAGATAGTTGGGTGCGGAACTATGGTAAGGGTACAGACGAACCAGAAGTATACGGTAAATCTGTGTACGAGTTTAGGGGGAGTCTTTTCCGTAAACAGGCGTACATCTATCATCTAGACGGGACGAAAGAGGTCATAACGTGGTAACTGACGAAAACTACCACGATGTAGTCCGCAAACTCATCACCAGCACCGAAAAAGTCCCGAAAGGCACGAATCTTCAAAACCTCCCGGCAAAGGGCGCGGGAGTCCGTGTACGTAATTGCTTTATTCCACGCAAGGGCTTTACGTTTGTCGGCGCTGACCTCGGTCAGATCGAGCCGCGCATCATGGCCCACATCATGTACACAAAGTACGGAGACAACTCCATGCGTCAGATATTCGTAGATGGAGTCGATCTGTACACGACAGGGGCGGTGCAAACGTTCGGGCTTGAGGAGAAGTACTGCTTAGACGAAGCTTACGACCCGACCGGTACATTTGAGCCGAGAAAACTCATGAAGACCGGACAACTAGCCGTATCATACGACCAATCACCGAAATCCTTCGCCAAGAAAATGAACGTCACAGAAGATGTAGCTCACATGTTCTTTGCCAATTTCGACAAAACGTATCCATCATTTCGTACGATGGTCAAGGACATCCGCGAGGGAATGAAACGAGACGGTTACGTTGAGACACTATTCGGTCGCAAAAGGAGATTTCCCGACTTTAACGAAGTCGCCTCGCAAACGGCCCGGAACGAGCAGAAGCTTATCCGTCTGTACACGGAACGAAAGAGACTTCGTAACAAGAAAAATCCCACGGCGGCTGACATGCGTAGGCTTACGGCGGTGCAAGACGAGATTGACATCATGTCGGAGAAACGCGGCCTTGTCGGGTACTGGCTCAGAGCCGCCTTTAACGCGGTCATCCAAGGTACCGGTGCCGATATCCTAAAACTGATCGGCATTCGAAATGCGGCAGTGTGCCGGGAACGTGGTTGGGAAATGAATGCATCAATCCACGATGAGATCAAAAACTCGATCCCGAACGATCAGCTGACGGTAGAAACAATCGATGTGATCAACGAGATTATGACGAAAACGGTCGAGCTCAGCGTTCCGCTCATAACGGACACCGTCATCGAACCCTGCTGGATGCAGACGTATAAGCCGAACGAATGGGACTTCGCAAACTGCCGGCCAATCACAGAGAAGTACGACGAAAAGGGCCGAGTATTTGACGATTACGACGATCGGCTAAGAGCCGCGAAAGGAGCTGCATAGATGTACTACGTAATTATGATCGATGGTATTCCGTATATGAAAGAAGGTTGCTATATCCCGACATATGAAACGGTGGATACTGCGGAAAAATGGGCGAGGAAGTTATCGACATTTGGGGGCTACCGGAATAGCAAGATCGAAGTCACTCGGGCTACCTTTAAGCCTATTACGACAGTTAGTGAGGGGCTGCCGAAATGAGAGAAATATACACGGTGTTTGACCTCGAAACTACCGGGCTCGATCCAAGGAAAGACCAGATTACGGAAATTGCTGCAATCCGTACCGATCTAATCCGGGAGTATGGCCGGCTGGACTTCCGGATCACGAAAAATTCTGGCACTAAGCTGACGCCTGAAATCGTAAATTTGACCGGTATCAACGAAAGCATGATGCGAGGAGGTATTCCCGAAGAACTCGCAATTCCACTGCTTGCGTGCTTTATGAGTGGCTCTATAGTGGTCGCGCACCATGCGCCTTTTGACTTATCGTTTCTTGCACGATATCTAGTTGAGCCAAGTTCCTTTGTTTGTACCCGAGCTCTTTCGAAGTTAGTAGAGCCAGAAGAGTCAGCGAGCCTTGCCGCAGTAACTGAGCGTAGAGGTATCGAGTTAACCGGGCACCACCGCGCTATGGCTGACGTGGAGGCAACGGTAAAAGTATTCCAACAGACCAAGGCGGAGGCTGACGCGCTGGGAATAAAATATTACAACGTCCTCATTCATGACGAGGAACGGCCGTTGACGTTTATACCAAAGGGCGCGAAAGTCATTGATAAAACAAAGGGGGAGATCGTATCTCGCAAGCAATAGCAGACCAAATAGCACAAGATTTTGTAACGTATATGGACGATTGGCACTCTCGGCCGGAAGTGTTTGACGACAAACTAGACGCTCAACTTCACGAGTGGTATGCGGATTACATCCGAAATAAAAAGGTATGGCCGCCAAGAGATATACCGTATTTTTCTCCGTCAAGTGCAAACAGCGACCCAAGAGAACTATACGTAAAACTTAACGGAGCTAAGAGAGACATTGTACAAAAACCACCGTACCAAGGCCGCTGGACTCGAATCGGAACGGCGATAGGTGATACGATCCAGCGCGATCTACTATTGGCAGAAAGACATGTCAGCAATCCTATTTTCAGGTTCAAGAAGAACGAAGATGGGACGCCCATGTTCGAAGAATTCGCGAAGAAGGCTCGCAACATTATGCATAAGGGCAAGGTATTTGCTCTTTACGGTACTTGTGACGGAATCATGCTTTATACATCTGATGACGGGGACGTTATACGAGTCGGACTAGAGATAAAATCAAAGCAGACGACATACTCGCAGACATCACTTTACTCCATGCGGGAGCCCAAGGAGGATCATGTCAAGCAGACGGTTTGTTACTCTATCATGTACGACGTAGACTACTATATCATCCTTTACGTCAACGCCTCAAAGAAAGGTTGGAACATAAGCGAAGAGGATTACGCAAAAAGCCCTGATATACGGGCGTTTGGGATTCATATCACCGATGATATGCGGAATGAGGTAATAGATACCTTCGCCAGTGTACTTAAGTCCGTGGAAAAAAGAACTCCCCCTGCTCTGGACATTGAAAAATGGACGTTTAACAACTATAAGCGAGCCTGTGCCTTATCGCTGTCCGACGAAGAAGTAGACGATATCAAGCGCAAGTCAGACCGTATGCTACGCAGCTCTTTGCCGGACTGGAAAAAGTTGGTTTATCGGGAGTGCGTGGAGTTTATCGAGTCCGTACGATCGGAGGTGACCGAGGCTGACGAGAAAGAAAACGCAAGCTGAACGTTATCTCGGCCTAGACCTATCGTTGCGAGGCCCGGGGTTTGCGGACATCTCTGTCAAGGATCGGAAGCCAGCGCTAGTACGGTCCGCACACTTTAAAACGACGACCGGTGAGACGCGCGTCCAGTCATACGAAGCCATCGAGTCCTTTGCGTATCTCTTTGTCCGGGAGCAGACGAAATCAGGTGCGGCTCCATATATCGGGATCATCCGGGAGGCATGGCCACCTGCGAGAAACTACGAAAATAACGACAAGGTGCACGGAGCGTGGTCGGCGGTGGATCGGGCACTCGAACGATTTGGCCAACGCGTCACCGATCATCTCTCTCCGTCTACTGTTAAACGACTCGTGGCCGGGAACGGAAAAGCCGAAAAGGAGGACGTAGCCGACGCAGTCCGCAGGCTGCTCGGCCTCTCTCCCGACTATGTATTCACGAGTGATGACGAAAGCGATGCCTGCGCCGTTGCGCTTGCGTGGCTCATCCAAAACGGGGTGATTGATACGTGACAAGAGAGGATTACGCTAGATACGTTCGGAACCTCCAAAGCATTATTGATGCGTTTGAATATAGCATCGAAGCAAGAAATAAAGACCTAATAAAACATCAGGAACAGCTTCGAAAACACAAAGAGGAACTGGAGGAGATTAAAAATAAGTACCGTCATTACGAAGAACAGCGGAAGTAGGAAGCTGCCCTTTGACGAGCCGAGGTTACTTGCGTTTATTCAATCAGCAACACATCGATATCCTCATTTGGATACGAGGGAGTATACCGAAAGTCTCATCGAAACCATTACGTCAAAACCAGAGTTTCCTGCCGACAAGATCACGCACGAAGCGATCTTAAAAGCGCTGGACAACGTCGGCCTACCTGACTCTGACGAAGGAACGCACCCTGACTGGACGTATGTAGCTGCGTATGTATTCTTGCGCTCCCTGTACAAGGCAGCGTCAAAAAATCGGGTATATGATGCGTCTCAAAAATATGGTGACTTTTACGCACTTATCAAGACGTTATCTACTCAGGGCATCTACTCGGCAGATATCTTACGGTTGTATAGCAAGGATGAGATTAACGAATTTGGTCGTGAGATCGTGCCCGAACGTGACAAACTTTTTAACTACATCGGGCTCAAAACGCTGTCTGACCGGTACCTCGCTAAGTCCTACGACGGCGAAGTATACGAACTACCACAGGAACGGTTCATGATCATTACCATGACGTTGATGATGCACGAAAGAAAGGACCAACGGGCCGACCTCGTCAAGGAGGCGTACTGGGCACTAAGTAACCTTTACATGACGGTAGCAACGCCAACACTTGCAAATGCCGGCTTGAGCTTCGGCCAGTTATCAAGCTGCTTCATCGATACAGTAGACGACTCCCTTCGCAGTATCTACGACTCGAATACAGACGTTGCAATGCTGTCTAAAAACGGAGGAGGCATCGGGGTATATATCGGAAAGCTCCGAGCAAGAGGTAGCGACATCAAAGGCTTCAAAGGCGTTAGTTCCGGTGTTATCCCGTGGGTTCGCCAGCTCAACAATACGGCAGTGAGCGTTGACCAACTCGGCCGGCGCAAAGGGAGCATTGCCGTTTATCTAGACGTTTGGCACAAGGATATTCTTTCGTTCCTTGACTTGAAGCTGAACAACGGAGACGAGAGACTACGGGCTCATGACATCTTTCCGGGCGTATGCATTCCTGACTTATTTATGGAGAGCGTTCGAGATCGTGGCGATTGGTACCTTTTCGATCCACATGAGGTACGGCGTATTATGGGATACTCATTGGAGGACTTTTACGACGAAGAAAAAGGCGAAGGGTCTTTTCGGCAAAAATACGAGGAATGCGTAGATAGCCCGGAGTTGGCCAAAGTCAGAGTGCCGGCCATCGAAATCATGAAAAGTATCATGAAGTCGCAACTCGAAACGGGAACGCCCTACATGTTTTACCGTGATGAGGCCAACCGGATGAACCCGAACGGCCACGCAGGAATGATCTACTGCACGAATTTATGTACGGAAATCATGCAAAACATGTCTCCTACTGTTGTCGTAGAGGAGGAAACAGATAGGGACGGGAATGTCATCACGACCAAAGAGCCCGGCGATTTCGTCGTATGCAACTTATCATCGATAAACCTCACGAGGGCATACGAGGTATTGGATCGGCTGATTCCGATTCAAGTCCGGATGCTCGATAATGTCATTGACATCAACGCTGATAAAATCGAGGTACAGCAGGCGGTAGTTACAAACCGGAAATATCGTGCGATTGGTTTGGGGACGTTCGGCTGGCATCACCTTCTCGCAGTCCGAGGAATTCAGTGGGAATCAGAAGATGCCGCCACGTTTGCCAACGAACTCTACGAAAAGATTGCATATCTGACGATCCGTGCGTCATGCATGCTCGCTGCTGAAAAAGGCCCGTACCCGGCTTACGAAGTTTCCGATTGGTCGACCGGAGATTACTTCATCAAGCATGGCTATGCCCGTCCCGGCTTTCTCGAAATGAAAAAAGGCGACTTGACCGATTGGGAAGACCTTGCTGACAACGTTACGATCTACGGAATCCGCAACGGTTACCTTATGGCAGTGGCTCCGAATATGTCTACCGCAAAGATCGGCGGCAGTACCGACGGAATCGACCCGATATTTATGCGGACGTATAGCGAGGAGAAGAGCAAGTATAAGATTCCGGTTACTGTGCCGGATTTATCGTCAAGCACGATGTGGCTGTATAAATCCGCATTTAATATAGATCAAACTTGGAGTATCCGCCAGAATGCAGCAAGGCAGCGCCACATCGATCAAGGCGTATCGTTTAATCTCTACGTGCCCAACGGAGTGAAAGCGAAGGACCTGCTCGGTCTGCATATGCTCGCGTGGGAATCCGGGTTGAAATCGACGTACTATCTACGATCGGCAACAACGGAAATCGAGGAATGCGAAGCTTGCTCATCATAAAGGAGGCTACTGAATGCAACGAAGAAAACTATACGATATAACCGCACCAAACCGCAGCACCGGAATTATCAACGGCCAGTCCTCGAACGTCCTAAACTGGGACGACTGCCGGTTTCCGTGGGCTTATCCGATGTACCGGAATATGCTCCGTAACTTCTGGATTCCGGATGAGGTGCCGATGACCGCCGACATCAAACAGTGGTCATCCGAGCTTGGCGACCACGAGAGAGATACGTTTAAGAAGGTAATCGGGCTGCTCGCGTTTTTGGATTCGGTGCAGACGGATTACTCCGGCAAAGTTGCCGATTACCTAACGGATTCTTCGTTATCTGCGCTCATGTCGGTGCTCTCGTTTCAGGAAGTTGTCCATAACCAGTCATATTCATACGTTTTATCATCGCTGGTGCCCAAAAGCGAGCAAGACGAAATATTCGAATATTGGAAAACGGATGCCGTGCTGCGTGAGCGTAACGATTTCCTAGCCGCAGGATACCAGCGGTTTGTAGACGACCCAACGCCGCAAACATTCATGGAATCGGTGGTGTACGATGTCATACTCGAAGGGCTGTTCTTTTACTCGGGATTCGCGTTTTTCTACAACATGGCGAGAAACGGAAAGATGCTCGGAACCAACACGATGATACGGTTTATCAATAGGGACGAGGAAATCCACGTCAGGCTGTTCACGCAGATTTTTCGGGAATTACTTGCCGAAAATCCCGAATTAGACAACGAAGAAACATATGAATTTGTCCGACAGACTTTCCGAAAGGCAGCCGAGTTGGAGATCGCATGGAGCGAGTACATTATCGGGGATAGGTTCGATGGTGTGACCTCGCGCGACCTCGATAAATACGTCAGATTCATGGCAAACAAACGTGCCAACGAGTTGGGCATCGAAAGGCCATTCGAAGGGTATAGGCGGAATAATCTCAGATGGATTAAGGCGTACGAGGAAAACGATGCGGGAAAGACGGACTTTTTCGAATCCCGAGTTACCCAGTACGTGAAGGTGTCTGACGATAACGGATTTGACGAATTATAGGAGGCGATTGTATGGAAGTTAAAATAAAAAAGCTACACCCCGACGCAGTCATTCCGCAGTACGCAACGGCAGGAGCTGCCGGATTTGATCTTGTTGCGGTTGAGGATCGGCTTATTCAACCGGGTGAGACTAAGACGGTATCTACTGGGTTAGCCTTTGAAATACCTGAGGGATACGAAATACAGATTAGACCAAGGTCTGGGGTATCAGTGAGAACTCCATTACGCATACCAAACGCTCCGGGTACCATCGACCACGACTACCGGGGAGAAGTAAAAGTGCTGCTCTCGAACACGAGTCATCCTATGTATAGTCCCGGACTCTTTTTACGGACAATAGATGGCGATGCTCTACTTGATTTTACAGTGGCAGGTCTCGAATTTGAAACGGGCTCCTACATCGTCCAAAAGGGAGACCGCATCGCTCAAGGCATCATCGCTCCAGTAGAGCGTGCGGAGTTTACCGTAGTTGGTGAGCTTAGCGAAACGAAACGCGGAGCAGGCGGATTCGGACATACGGGGGTGAAAAAGAATGAGTAATGTAGTGTTTAGCACTTCAAGCCAAGCTATAAGTAACTTAGCCCAACGTTTAGTAGATGGATATGACGATAGCGTTTTGGTCTTGGCTCCTTTTGCAGGAAAAGCCTCAACGTATGCTCCACCGAAAAAGGGCAAGTACAAAGGCTACTATCGTTTGGAACTCAACGTTTTAATTCCGGAAGGTGCGATTAAGGGAGAAGACTGCATCAATGATTTTGCGGCTTTTGCCGTTGTACGGTTGCCTAAAGAACGGGTGCAGGAGCATCTGTGGAAGGAGGCGGAGGAATGAAGTACACTCGCGAAAGTATCATCGCAAAATGGGATACTTTGAGTAACCTCGATAGAGACGAGTGGGTAGCAACGGCAGTAATGGATATAATGGGCTGGTCGTGGTCCTATCAATTTTATCCGTGGGTATTAATCGCCGATGCATGGCGCGTCCTTGAAAAACTACGCGGTAAGTGGTTCGTCAGGATAGCCGACTTCGGTCGCCACGGCTGGGGCGTTGAGTTAGTTTCGGAAACAGCCTCAATACCATACGTAAGTGTTACACGAGAGACTGCGCCAGAGGCGATATGCTTAGCGGCATTGATTGCGGTATTGACCGGAGAGGAGGGTGAGTAAGTGGGCGTACTTCTAGAAAAATTCCCTATTATCGCACCAGATGGTGAAGAGTATCGAATTACGTTTTACGAAGAGATAGCAACAATCTGGACAGCTACATTGTACAAAGAGAGGAAACGGAAGCTATTCGGAATGTTTCGGTTTAAGAAAATATATGTGGTTCGTCTTGAGGACGACAACCCTACGGACGGCAAGCGGGTCGATTTTGCGGCCTGTGCTAAGTATGTTTGGCGAAAGTACAAAAGAGAAGAAAACGCTAGGATCGAGGCCGAGCAACTACGGCTAGATGCGATCAAACATTTTGAAGAATGGGACGGAAAATTATAGGGAGGTCGAATAGATGCCGGACACTGGCGATATGACTCTCGAAGAGCTTTACGATCATGCAAATAGACTATGCCGTAAACACTGGGCGACCGAGTATACGGGGAAAATCGAATTGGTTAACCGGGACTGGTAAACGCAAAAATGCCGAGATCGGAAGTACTCGATGCTTTATTACACGAGCTTGTACACTGGTACCTATTTACGCAAGGCCTGCCCTGTGGGGACGGGGATGAAGATTTTGTCAAAGAGGCCCTGCGCGTGGGGGCTCCGATTAGTGGCACGAGAGAGGCCCAGCGTGCAGCGTACCAATATAAAAAATATACGGAGGAGGACGAGGAGTGAGTCTCGACCATAAACTAAAGGCACTCTACTCATCAACGTGTGTAGCGGCGAATCTAGGTATTACCCTCACAGATAAAGAATTCGAGGAATTCGATACAGTCGAACTACTTGCGTTAGAATCTCGTTTGTTTGAACACGGAAGGAAGATAGACCGAGATGAACTCAAACTGCAAATTATCAACGATATGAAGTCCGTTATCGAGGATATGAGGAAGGAGGACGCTTAATTTGAAATTTACGTATACACGCGGGGAAGATTGGAATATCTGGGTTATCGTAAACCGAAAGACTGGTGGTTGTATGGCAGCAGGCAAGTATGCATATCGAACCGAAGGAACTGCAAAGTGGGCACTGTCTTACTGGAGCAACCGGCTTAAGCGAAACCGTGAGGATTATGTGACTATCGAGTTAACTGGCGAGGATATGTTACAGATACTTAGGCGTAAGTCGGCACCAACACTTGACGAATTATGCGCAAGTGTCAACGAAGGAAACCACCATGAGGAGATTGATTTCGGGGAGCCTATTGGAGAAGAAGCATGGTAACTGTACACGAAGTAGCAAAGTACTTCATCAAATGTGCAAACTCTAGAAGTGAACACCTATGTCATCTTAAATTGCAAAAACTCTGTTATTACGCTCAAGCATGGCAGTTGGCTTTCTTTGGTGAGCCTATGTTTGATGAAGAATTTGAAGCTTGGGTTCACGGTCCAGTAAACTACAAAATTTATCTTGATTATAAGAAATTTGGTTGGGGCCCAATTAAAGAGGACACAAAAGGCTTTCAAGAAGATTCCATCTTTGATGATAGCCAGCTACACGTTTTAGACCAAGTTTGGAAAAAGTATGGGTGCCTTGATGTGAAGGTATTAGAGGCTTTAACCCATAGTGAAGACCCTTGGAAAAAAGCAAGGATGCTGCGGGAAAATGATCCATACTCGCCAGCAATCATCGAGAAAGACGATATGATGTCGTTTTATAGAGGAAAGCTTAAGGGGGCGGTAAAATGAACGTTGAGCTAATCGGGCACACCGTAGAGGCATACGTAGGAGAGTGGTCTTATCCAAAAGATACTGTTCACACGGTTGAGGTTGTCCTGCAACATGGGGAGTATAAGGCAGTCGTTATCTACCAACTCAGGGGGAACTGCCTTGGTTGGGACATTCTCCGGTTCGCAGTAGGCGATCTAGAAACTGGTGAACCGCTGAATATGACGTATCCAGAAAATAAAAAACACATCGAGCTAGACGGTGAGGGGTACGTAAAATGCCTAAAACTTTTCGACTCAAATGGGGACCAGTTGGAAATTGAACACGATGACGACATCTGTCAATGTGTAACAAGTGTACGAATAATTAACTGGGAAGAACGGTAATTGCCGACGCAAGTCTATACCAAAATCAAGGGAGGAATCGGGTATGGGAAATGTAAAATACCGTGAGGTTAAACGGGCTGCTAAGGTAGGGGAAAAGATTCGGGCAGTTGATGCGAGACCGATGTGGACGCCTCACTACGAGAACGGGGATGAGTTTGAAGTCGTTAAAACCCGTACTTATGGGATCTTGGGTAGGCGTATCGGTGGTGATGACGAGAAGATAAAGAGCCGTTTGTACAATCTCTGTGACAGTGAATACGTCGTCCTTGAGCCAGAGACTAAAATTACCGAGTATCGCCAAGTAAAAAGAAAAGCTAAAGTGGGCGAGACAGTAAAGATTATACATTCATACCCACCCTATTACAGAGAGAAGGATATAGCAAAGGTCTGCAAAGTCATTGAAAGCAGTGGCGCGGTGTTGGCAGATTTTACTTTAAATGAAGACTATCGCGGTGATGGTAGATGGCTAGTCTGTCTTGATAATTACGTAGTATTTGAGCCAATCGCCGAGTCCAACGAAATATCCGACATCAAGAACGAAATGGAACGTCTAACTGGCGAACTGGCAACGTTGGCCCTCCGCGTATCAAAACTGGAGGAGCCGAAATCGTCGCAGGTAATCCGTGATGAGATCGTAGAGAAAGCGAGGGCCGATAGGGGCACGCTTGCTACTCGTTTTTGCGGTGGGAAGCTGGAATATACGATTACAGCTCCCAATCCTCCTCTGGCCACGTACGTTGAATTTATTATAAACCGTAAGAAGCGCACGGTAGTATGTATGCTTCGCGATTTGGGACGTAACAGGGTTTGCTCCCGAGGTATCGCAAAGTGCGCACCCGGAGACGTATTCAACTCGCACATCGGCCGGGCCATTGCACTCAGGCGTGCACTGGGGCTGAAGGTGCCTGCGGAGTATCTGAGCGTGCCGAATCCTACGGAATTTAAAGTGGGAGATATCGTGATTAGATATACTTGGGTAAATACTATGCACCCGTACTACACCTTTCAAATAGGCACAGAAACGGATGGAAAGTCAGTTTTGTCTTTAGATAGCATAGATAGCTATTGTACGCTTATCGACGACTCACACGAGGAGGGCGCGCTTGATGCCTACCTTGCCTAACATTGCCCTCACCGGCAAGCTCCGCGCAGGAAAGGACACCGTCGCCGAATATCTAATGGAGAGATACGGGTACGCCCGATATGCATTCGGCGACGGTGTAAAGGACGACTTTCACCGCAAAAATCCCGCAGTCCCCCGCCACCCGAAGCCGCGCGCTGCGTACCAAGAGCACGGCCAGATGATGCGGGAGAAGTACGGGCATGACGTATGGGTCGTCCGCACAATGAGCCAGATCGCCGCCAGAAAGGACGGAAGGCCTATCGTTATCACTGACGTTAGGCAACCAAATGAGCTAATCTGGGTCAAATCGTCAGGATACGTCGTGATTCGCGTCAATGCAACGGATGGCCTGCGAATCCTTCGGGCTGTCGAATCAAGCGACCATTTCCATTACGCTGACCTCATGCACGAAACGGAGAAGCATGTCGACGATTTCGACGTTAACTACGAGATCGATAACAACAACGATCTATTCGACCTCTACAGCCAGATCGACGATATCATTGTCCGCGCCCGTCGGGAGCATCGTAATCTTTCCGTTTAAACAACATCCAACCCTGATAATCCCCGTCGTAGTAGTACCGGGCGTTTTCGACGGGGATGCCAAACTTGTCGTAGTAACGTTTGGCATACGCATAGTGCCTATTTCGGTCGAACTGAACGGGATTGGCACTCGGAGCCTTAATGATCTCCCATTTGCCGAGAGCAATGCGCCTGTTTGCTTTGTCATAACCAATGTATAACTTGATCGGCATGTCTCGGCAACTCAGCTTCTCAACGAGTCCGGAACTAAGACGCAGGCGCCCGTGTAGATCGGTAGATACGTAAGGCTCGCCGACGTAGGCACTATCATTCGCCCACACTTCGATTTCAATTTTTGGCATATCCGAAACACCTCACTGATAAACGATTTTACCACGATTATAACACGATAATGAAAGAAACGTAAAGGAGGCGGTTTATTGGGACACGTTAAGATTGATATTCAAGAGAAAGACCGCAAGTACACTCAAACCTACGCACTAAACACGCCTAAGGGGGTCGCAAGGCTCCTGCGGGACAGGTACCGGATTGCTGAGCGCAGGTTTAAGGGCGACACGGCGGCAAGCGATATTCTAATCGACTTGGCCAGCGCGATTGAGTCGGCGGGACTGACGCAGAGGCAGGCGGAGGCACTTGCGTTGGTTCACGGCAAATGGCAGCTTACACAGTCGGAGGCCGCGGAGGTGATGGGCGTAAAACAGCAAGTCGTATCAGAGTTTTTGCGGGAGGTTTACGGCAAATTAGCGGCAATTTGCCGGAAATGGAATTACGGAGAGATCATCGTAGAATACACCGAGTCGGAAGGAGAACGAGATATTGAACGATAGAATAGCTTTTAACGAGGCAGTCACCGAATTAATTGCGGAGAACATCACCGATAGATCAGAGAGAATCAAGGCGGTAGAAGCGCTGACCGATGCGTACATTGACTCGGTCGGTCAGACGCCTGACTCCGTTCAGCTTGAGCGACTTGCGGATTACTTGTTGTTGGAAGAGCTGAACGATAACTCTGCTGACAAAGTAACGCAAACTGAGTACCCGGTTTTCTCGGACCGTCAATTAGAACGTAGATATAAAAAAGAAACTACGGTAAAAGCTGCGGAGTATATTGGTATGGATGGGAGGAACCACAAGGCAGGCAAACGCCGAAAACGTAACAAGTGGGAAACATCTTTCATAGACAAGAATGCGAAAATACGCAACGCGGAAAGTAAGGCGCAGTACCGAAAAGACACTGCACCCAGCCATGTTTTTACTTATTATATATAATTCAAAAGCCACCCTATGCGGTGGCTCTTCTCTGACTTGTTTTAAATATGTATTGACTATGGTAAGTACATTTGATATTATAAACATAGAGGGTACGGGAAACGTACTCCAGAAAGGAGGATATACGGTTGGTCAACTTAGAAAAATACTTCCCCCTTATTGCCACGCTTCTTGCCTGTATCGGTTCTTACTTAAATTATAGGACAGCGAAGATAAACCATCAGGCGGCAAAAAGAAAACCTGCTCCGTGTATGAGACGGAACAGGCGGGTGCTTAACAGAAGGTAAAAGGAGGGCTTCGGCCCTTCTTACCTCCCAACCGTATTATATGCTTATCGTACCCTCTATTATGTATATAGTCAAGTTTTCTCGAAAGGAGGAGCCGACATGGATATGGTCGAGTTACTAACTTGGGGATTACTTGCACTTACTGCGTATTTTGTTATTATGACTATAATAACGATAGCAAAAACCAGAAAGTGAAGTGGCACCATGGACAGGACCGAACTAGTTAATCTTATACTTTCCAACGTCATGTCTCCGGACGACGTACGCGAAGAGTGTAAAATCTCCAAACAGAGGTTACACGATCTAAATAAGGCCGGCCGAATTGCTCCAATAAAATTAATTGGAAAGGCCGGTCTATACCTGCGTCAAGACGTTGAAAGACTCCGGAAGGAACTTGAGCTAAACGAAAAATATAAGCCAAATTCTTTAAAATAAATTTCGATCGATACCTGTAAAAAGTCCCCCCAGCTGGTTATAGTATATGACGGAAGAATTAGACGCCCATTTGCGGCGTCTTTTTTCGTTTGTGCGTAGTGTAAGACCGGACACGATCGCAGGTACTCCGAAACAGCTTGCGTCACTAGTCCTATGCTGCCTACGCAGGATTAAATAAAACGATAAAGGAGTCGAGTACATGGCGGAAAAACAAATCGCTAGTATCACACTGAAAGTAGACGTATCGGAGGCCTTAACGGGGCTCAAAGCGTTAACCCGCGAGGCACGGAAAGCAACCGCAGCACTTGCGGAGTTAAGGGAAGCAGTGAAAGAACCGGTCGTAGTTCTCCCAGCGGAAGACATACGGCAAGAACTTATAGGTAGTTGGCACTATGACGGAGCGATTACGTTTTCAACGGAGGCGGGTGATGATTACGATGAGTAAAATCGCATTTGCCGAGTCAGGCACCGCATACCATCCAGAAACTGGCGAGCGCATCGTATGGGGAACTGCTTCGGACCACAAGCTGGTTAGCAAAGCGCAAGCCGAAGCGTACAAGGAACGCGAAGAGTTTAAAGGCCGCCAGAGTGATTTTACCTTTACCGCAATGGATGCTATTAACGAAGTTACAGCCGTACTTACTACAGCTCAATGCGGCTACCTAGTCTTACTGCAATGCTTCGTCAACTACGGAGACGGAACGCTTGTCGATTCGGAGGATATCCCGATGTCGACGAAAGATATGCAAACAGTACTTCAGTTGACACGGAAAAGGCAAACGTTCTACGACTTCCTGAATGCGTGTCTTGAGCACGATATCATACGGAAAAAAGACGATAACAGTTACTCGGTTAATCCGCGCTACCATTTCCGCGGAGCCACCGATAACAAGGCGGTTATCCGCTCATATACAGCGATGGTCAAACGTGTATACCGGGAAGTCAGGGCGGTTGACCTCGGCCTGATTTATCGGATGTTACCATATGTACACTATAAGACAAACGCTCTGTGTGCCAACCCATCGGAGCCTGACGTCAAAAGTATCCGATGGTTTAACGGGAAGGAGCTTGCGGCCGTTCTCGGTATTAATTCGATGGAGCTATCGAGGAGGCTGCCGAGAATGCGGTTCGGCGATGAATATGTGATCGCCCGGCTAAAGGTCGGAGGTATAGCGTATTATATATTCAATCCAAACGTATTTTACAGAAAAACATCCAAGCCAGACGACACCTTAGTAGCAATGTTTAACGTCAATTATGAGAAGTGATTCCGAAAAAGTTGCGCTTATTCGTACAAATCGGCAAAAAAGTTGCGCTTATTCGTACAACTAAAAATGGCAATGCAGTCTTGCGTGGCACGGCTTCGCGGGCTTTTTGACGTTAAATTATATCTTATATCTTCTATGACGTATCTATCAATCGCCTGACGGCGAACACTGCGCAAGTCACTTCGTTCCTTGCTTGTGTATATAGAATACCTTTATCGTCGATCTTTAAAAAAGATAAATAGTAGACGAGGAAAGATAGATATTACCAAGACATGGAGCGATAGCGACGGGTCGAAGGTCGCAAGGAGCGAAGCGACGAAGCGATAAGGAGGTCTTTACTATTTGCGGAACTATATTCGCAATCATTATCGGAATTGCCCTCGGCATACTCGCGAGGATCGGGAATTCATGAAGGTGATGACGGAGAAACACGATGACTTAATCGTATATGACGGAGACGTAGTCAATAAACGAGAGGCAATTTCGCTAATCAAACGGGGACTACAAGAGCCGATGGCGGTGTTCAGATCGAGATAGATTACGAGGAGGAGCGTTAATATGGCGTTTCATTTCATCGCATTGGAAAGCGTTGGCGGCCGTCGCATCGCTTGGCATTATGCGTCTGAGGAGAAGCTTGATAAGGAGACGCTTAGGGCGTTCATAGAGAAAGCTAAAGGTATGACTGGCGGTATTCATAAAATCCAAACCGACTCTACATCTTGGCAATCTGTTGTTGATAGGGACTCGTACTTTGACGGTGTGCTTGTTACTCGGGATGCGGATGAATTTATCCGTAAGTGCCGGCTTTTAGATAGATTACGGTACTTACAAAGATGGGTCGATGATATGATCGGGTTTACGGGCTTTTATATACAGCGTGATCTGGCTGATGCAAAGCGTGAGATGCGGGAGATAGAAAAAGAACTGTACCACAGAGGCGGGGTTATACGAAAGGAGGACGGTAATCATGACGTTTAAAAAATCGTTAAGCACGGAGCAATATACGGCAATCGGATACTTAGCGTTGCCGAAGAAAGGCGGAAAGACCTACGCAGAGATTGCGGAGATATGCGGGGTTCACCCGAACACAATCGGCAACTGGCGTAAGGATCAGATGTTCGAGGCGGAGCTTAAGCGTCAGATGGTACGGAACAGCCAAGAGAAGTTGCCGGAGCTTATCGATAGCCTGACGGAGATTGCTATCCGTGATGGTAATGCGGCAATGGCAAAGCTTGCGCTGCAAATCAACGGCATGCTGACCGATCGGATCGAAGTCGAAACGACCGGGCCGGACCAAGTCGATGTGGAGGCGTTGAACCAGCGGCTGGCTGCGTTCAAGGACCGTCGTACACAATCGGGGGATTAGACGGGCAGTAATATGTAGGGCCGCGTTGTAACTGCGTGTGTTACAGTGGGAACAAGTCGATCAGTTTGCGTTTGACCAATCGTAACCGGGTTGATTACATCC